CGGCAACGATGTCTTTGGTTTTTGCGTTGAAGCGGGCTTTCACGAACTTAGTGATGATCTTTTTATCAATCTTCAGTTCAGAAGCTGCCTCTTCCATAAGAGACTTGAAATCTTGTTTCTGATCGTCCAGTTCAGCCAGAACACCAATGCCACGTTGCAGAAAGCCTGCCAGCTTGGTTACATCAACAGTTCCGATATCGAGGGTAATTGCTTTAGTCATTGTTTCTCCTAAGATTAATAAACTTCGGCGTAAATTTGGCCGAACGGTTGAAAATACAAACTGAAATAATTGCCGGCTGGCATAAAAGCAACAGGGATTAGATCACCATTGCCATTTGTGTCGAACACTCTTTGCACAGAGCCGTTTGCGCGATAGTGCAAGCTTACTCCATCAATTACGGCGGCTTTAACAATTTTGTTATTCATTGATTTCCTCCGCATTAGTAACTTCAAACATCAGCACATTCTTATGATTAAAGAATGCGGCCTCTTCGTTAGCGACATCAATCCGAAGATAGTTAGCATCCGTGGTATCCACATGAAGAACGTTTTTAATTTTGTGCTTATCATAATCGGTAGTGCACACCAAAACTTCGAGAGCCATTGGTTTCTCCTATATGTTAGGCGAACACTTGCACATGCTGCTTACCATCTTCGCCCGTAAAGCTTGCCCACAGCTTACCCTTGCCGACATACGCACAAGCATGAAACTCGGCGTTGATGTAGCGGGCAGCTTTCTCTTTCGATGCACCCGTACGCAGAATGGCGTTAACGCGGGTAGCAATCTGTTCCATCATCGTCATAGTATTTCTCCTTAAGTTATTTGTCCCAATCGACAAGAGCATTCTACAGATGAGCCTGCTCTGTGTCAATAGGAATTTTAAGATTTATTTCAGGGCTTCAAACTGCTCGTCGGTAAGCTTGGTAAGAGCTTTGTAGTCGAAGACATGTTCATATGAAAACGTACTGGCGTTAGCCTTGAAGAATTGCGGCAGAGAGCGCAGACCTAGCATCTGCATGTGGTGGAATGCATCTTCGTTCTCGTCCACTTTTTCAACCTTAAACGGGATACCTTTTTCCTGAAGAATCCTTGCTGCCTGCTCGCAATTCGCACAACCCTTCATTGAGAACATAATAATCTTAGCCATCAATACTCCCATTCACCCGTCAAAGAATCTTTGCTGTACGCGGTGATCGTACGTTCAAAGAAGTTGCCAAATACGCCGTCGCCGGTAATATCTTCCACAAACGGAAGAGGATTCTTCTCCACGTTAAACTGTGCCTTGAACCCCATCTGCTGCATGCGGTAGTCACAGACAAAACGGTTATTCAGCTTAACTTCTGCTGCCGTCATGTTAGGCGGTTGCCAAATCTTGTAGCACAGATCGACAAAGTTGTCCTCCATCTCCACAACAATACGTGCTGTGCTGTAAATCGTCCGCTTAAATTCTTCCGTGACGACAGAAGGATTCTCTTCTACAAAGATGCGGAATAGGTCAGACAGCCCTTCAACGTGCATGGACTCGTCAATAATGCTCCACTGGTTCACACTCACCATGCCCGGCAGCAGGCCAAGACGAGAGAAGTTCAGCAACATAGTGAACGATGCAAACAGGTTCACGCCTTCCATGAGAATCTGTTTTGCAAGGTATTCAGCAATCCCTTTGTTGGATCGCATGTTTGCTTGCTCAACCATGAAATGATGTTTATCCGCCATTTCTTTGTACGACAAGAACTCTGTCATGAATTCCACAGTGTCGTAGCCAAGTGTCTCATTCAGCAGCTTGTAGCCCAACATGTGCGTCACTTCGCGATTCGCAAACGACAGCAACATCGTACGAGCGTCAGCGTTCTTAAACACTGGCAGAAGCTTCTCAACATAACCTGCACATACGTTAGTATCAGCTTGGGTGAACAGACGAAGAATCATTTTAATGAACTCTTTCTGTTCGGGCTTAATCTTCCCACCCTTCCATTGCTCTACATCTTGAGACATGTCTGCTTCACTCTTTACCCAGTGGGCACGCTCGTGCTTGTCCAGCACTTGTTGCAGCTTCAAATACTTCGGAACGAAGATTTCAGTTGCTTCTGTGATCTTACTCATTGTCCGTGCCTCTCACTGTAATCTGCTCCTTGTTCATTTAACTCCTTTATCATTTTTAGGCGGAACTCAACCGCCAATTTGAATGCAGGCATCAAGCCAAGCTTATCAATTGAAAAGCATTTTTGCCTCTGTTTCATCTCTAAGTCTCTCCAACAAGCACACCAATAATACGAGCCTTTACCGTTAGAGATACAACTCACACCGCTAACTCCACTCGAATTATTATTCTGCTTTTTCTTATTTCTGCTATTAGTCTTAAGTGTTGTTAACCTCAGATTGGAAATCTTGTTGTTGTGGCTGTTACCGTCAATATGGTCGATAAACATTCCTTGCAGGTTTCCTTTCAGAAGTGACCAAATTATTCTGTGTACAGCGTAGTCTTTCAAATTAAACATGACGTGCCAATAGCGCTTCCCGCCGTTGCTCCCGGCAACACTGCCAGCGGGAAGGCGCGTGTACTTCATTCCTCTGCCGTTCTTAACATCTACTTTCCACCTTAGACAGCTTGGACTTGTCTCATCATAGTAGAAATATTGCGACCAATCTACGTCGTATTTGCTGTCATTGCTTTGCGCCATAAAATCTCCAATATTCTTAAAAGTGTATTATGACACAAAGCAACAGTTTTGTCAAGGCTAAGAGTTTGAATCATCCGCCGCAGGCTACGCATTCCTCGGTGGTCCAGTCTACTAACGCTTTCCTCTCAATCTTTTTAGCGTGGTCTGCACTTCCTTCTCGCTCCGTGCGAAGATAGTACATCGTGAGAACGTTTTTGGCCTTCAAGAATTTTAAATGTACAGAGTTAACATACTTACGACTACTACCGAAGGGAAAGAATGTATTCAACGATTGCGCTTGCATCCCTGCGTATTGTCCACGGTGATCTGCCAATTCAACAACCCAGTGTTGGTCAATCTCCATAGCCACTTTGAACACTTCTTTCTCGTGCTCAGACAAAAACTCAAGGTGATCTACTTTACCATCGTTCTTGTTGATACTATCCCACACCTCGTCTGTGTTCTGTCCGTACGACTCCAACAGCTTTTCCAGATGCCGGTTCTTCACCTTAAAGTTGCCTGCACGAGTATCCTTCAGGAAAACATTTCTGAAGTATGGCTCAATACTAGGTGACGTGTCAAGCAGGTCAGCGCTATTCGCATTCGGGGCAATCGCCATCGTGCGACTATTGCGCAAACCTGTACCAATCATGTCATCAGGCTCACCACGTTCAACAGCGAGACGACGGCTCTCTTCTTGTGCGCGCTTACTAATTTCGCTGTACAGCATGTTAGTGTGCATAACTGCACTATTGAAGCCTCCACTCTCAAACGCAATACCTTTGCTTTGCAGGTAGCCATGCCAACCAAGAGTGCCAAGCCCAAGAGCACGCTCTTTCTCTGCACTAAACTTCGCCTTTCGCATACCATCAGGAGCGTTGTCAATGAAGCTTTGTAGCACGTTGTCAAGAAACCTGATAAGGTCTTCAACAATCTTAGTGTCCTTCCACTCTTCCCATTTCTCCAGATTCAAGCTGCTGAGGCAGCAAACAAACGTGCGTTCCTCATCAGTCGGCAGAACAATTTCACTGCACAAATTTGAGCCACGAATCTTAAGACCTTTCGCCTTTTGTGTTTCGGGCATACGACGATTTGCTTCATCAATCTTCAGCAGGTACGGTTCACCAGTGAATGCACGAGTCTCAAGAATCAGTTCCCACACTTCACGAGCACGCAGAGTGTCACGCACTTCACCAGTGTGAGGGCACTTCAAGTCGTACGTAGTGTCGTTCAGAACAGCATCAATGAAATCATCTGTAAGATTGACAGCATTGTGAAATTGCTGTCGATTATCACTACGGCGCTTCGTGTCCCCGCCCGGCTTACGAAAGTTAATGTGCTCAAGAATGTCAGGATGGTCAACATCCATATACACTGCGATCGCACCCTTACGAGTCTTACCTTGGCGATAATATCCGATCGTGCTGTCCAACACTTTCATATAAGGAATCGGTCCCGGAGACTTATCACTTACAGCACGGATGCTAATATGCCCACCTGTGCCACCTCCTGCTGTTGAAAGGTCTGCCAGTTCTACCATCGCATCCTTTTGGCCTTTCAGCGTATCCGGTACATCGAAAGCAAAACACGAAATAGGTTGTCCAACACTCTTCTCTTCCGCAGTGAATGTGTTTACAAGGCTCCATAAGCCATGCTTTGCGTAATAGTCCGCTTTAGCGTTCTTAGTCCAAAAACCCTTGCGAGCGTTCGACAGGACAGGACTGGCGTACATAAACCAACCGTTATACACATAATCATAAATGCGCTGCGCAAGTTCCATGTCCCCGTAACAGAAAGCTACAGCAGGCCGTGCCAGTGCTTCAGAAATCGTTTCATCGTCACGTTTGTAGAAACCATCAAGAAGGGTTTTCGAGAATTCCGTAATGTACTTCGGATTTTCCTCGTTAATTAAAATACCTTTGTATGCCTTTTTACTCATCAACACTCCCTTCTTTACTCTTACGCTTCTTATACTTTTTTCTTAGCTTCTCAGCAGGCTTCGGATTATTGTACTCTTCTAAGGTCTTGTAACTTCCATCAGGATTCTGTTGCGACCCTCGGATATGGTACAACAAATCTTCCAGTTGAGCAATCTGATTTGCAATCTTAATTTCCTCATCCTTATACTCTGCATCTTCACGCCCCGGCACATTCTCGTCCAACGCATGATCGCCACCATAACCTGAGCATCGAGAGTTCATCGCATACAGTTCCTCGTACAACGATTTGTCTTGAGCCTGAGCAGCAAGCATAACGTCCTCAAGAGTGCTGTATGGCCCTTTGATGTGTTCCCGTGCAAAATTATGTTCACCAGCAAACATGTATCCAATCTTCACTTCATTCGTCAATGTGCGGTGCTGCGCCGCAAATGCATGAATTGCTTTGTTAGTATCGAAGCCAAGCATTCCCAGTACAGCATGAACTTTCTCAATATTGTCAAGATGGACAAGATCAAATTGCGTCATGCCTTGAAGTGGGTCTGCAAGGAGGAGATCGTACGCGCTAATTACTTTAGACATGTTACTCCCCTGTCGATCCGAAACCTGCTTCACCGCGAACCGTATCAGAAAGCTCATCAGCAACAACAAACTTAACCTGCTCGTACGGAATCACCATGCCTTGTGCGATTTTATCGCCGTGCTTGACAAGTTTGTTCTTACCAAGAAGATCGTTCGTAAGCTTTACCATAAGCTCTCCTCGGTAATCACTGTCAATAACGCCCACACAGTTCGCAAGCCGCACATCGTCCTTAAAACCTTGGCCGCTTCGCGAGAACACAAGCATTACATGTTTCTCTGGAATCTCAAACTGAAGGCCTGTCTCCAAAACTGCACTGGAAACAAGCTCACGATTGATGGGAAGGCCTCCATGCTTGCCGTACATCTTAATATCAAAACACGCACTGCCTTCCGTTGCATATTCTGGCAATTGCACATCGTCGTACATCTTCTTAACTTTCACTTCGAGCATATTCTCTCCCTTTCGCATCTCTGCGAGTACATCAAAACCTTCCATAATCTCCTTGAAGAGATTTCGCTTCATTTCGTCCACCCAAGTTCAACAGCTTTCTGCAAAGCTTTGATGAGGTTTTGTACGTCATAACCTGAGACAAGAATGTAATCTTGTCCGTCGTCTACAAATTTGATGTAAGTTCCTCGCCTCTCGATTTGTTTGCAGTGGTCTTGCTCATTGGAAAACACAATAGTGTCAATTTCACCAATCTCGTCACGAATATCGATTGTTGCCATTATCATTTCCCCACATTAGTAAGACTCGTAGCAGCCTTATGTTCAGAAACATTCTTGCGTCCACGATTTTGTTTCCCACAAGACAGGCAATTATACATCAAATATTCGCATGTGGCAGTGAAATATTTCTTATCAATCTCACTCAGCTTGTCGCTGCCACAGCACACACAGCGAGGTTTGTCAGCAGGACCATACAGCGAAACATTAGGATGTGTCTTATACCACGGACGAAGCTTCATGTACAGTTGCTCAAGCACAACTACGTCTTGAATGTTGTACGTCAACATCTCTTCAAATGCCTCATCGTCCATCTGCATGCACTTCACCCACAACTCAAAGCCACTATGTGACTGCTTACGAGCCAAGCCAAGATATGCAGCAATGTTATCAAGGCTATTGCTAGGAAAGCGAAACTCTCGCTTAGCCATGCGCAGCGTATCAACAATTTTACTAGGGCTTGGCGGGTTCATCCCAAGGGCCAGCATGCGAGTCTTGATGAGAGGTACGTCAAAGCGTTCAGCGTTGTGCGCTACCACAAGGTCGGCCTTGTCCATCAGGTCGGCAAGCTCTCGCACAAGACATTCATCGTTTTCTGCTTCGTAGATGCGATTGCTGTAGATCGTAGGCTCTCCAAGCCACTTTGCAGAGTACGTCAGCAGGTAGCCTTCTTTGATGACTTGCTTCTGTGCCACTGTCTGATCGAAACGTCCCCACACGAATGCTTGAGTAGGAGCACATTCAATATCCAGCAGAAGAATCTTAGCACTCTTAGAAACTTCCCCTTCTGCGGGTTCTACAGCAACCTCGCGGAACTTGAGATACTTGCTCATATGATCCCAAACCGTTGCCCAAGGTTTATCCAGAGTGCGGGCAATCTCACGGAGAGACATTTCAGGGTGGTCATTCTTCAACTTGCAGGCGAGAACCTTCCATTCGCCAATATACGCTTCTTGTTCGCTCATTTAACCTCCGGGTTAATACTCTTAAGAACCTGCATGGCCTTCAGAGATTGTTCGTACTGACATTGCATCAACAATCGCAATGCTTGAAGTTGTGCAAGAATCTCAGCCAACAATACAGTCTCACGAGTTTCCATTACACACTCCCTTTCAATTTCCCCATCTCAGCCTTCATCTGCTTCGCTTTAACAAGCTTAGGAGACTCCTCACCTTTTAGCTCAGCAATCTTTTCTTGCAAGTCTTCTTTGCGTTGCTGGTAGTTGCCGATGAGACGTTCCTTATGAGCAATATCTTGTTGGTTCAGCTTTATAGACTGGTCCAATGCCGCAATTTGTTCGTTGAAGTCTTTCAGTTGGCGCTCTTGTTCGGGTGTGAGAGGTTTCTTGTCAAGCAGCTTCCAAGTACCTTTCTTGAACTGTCCTTCAAAAGTCTTTGCTGAGTAAGGTCCATCACTTACTTTACGCTCAACCAGCCCTGCTGCGTTGCACGTGAAGGCGTCCCATTTATCAGTATTCCGTTTGACGAAATACGTCCAACCAAGGTACTCGAAGTAGAATTCGTCCGGCAGAGAACTTGCAAAGTCCTCCTCCTTCTGCTTCGGCTTGTCTTCAACGATGATCCAATCGCCAAATTCTAGACAGACATGCACTTCATGACTATCAAACACAACTCTCGGCAACTCACCAAAAGCGAATGGAAAGCCTCGTGCCCATTTCACTTCGTAATCGCCCCATCCGTTAATCTTAACTTCATGCGTGAAGCCTGGATACTTCTTAACGCGCATCTGAAATTTATTTGGTAGTGCAATCTTCTTCGAATCTTGCATCATGCTTTCTCCTTAAGAATTTTACGAATCGCTTCTTTTCGCTGCTCATCGTTCTTGCAATTATACTTGAACTCGCTCAACATTACAAGCAAATCTTTCCTGTTTTCTTTCTTCATCCAATAGTTGACAAGTTTCTCAAACTTGGCTTCCTCAAACGTCATACCCGGATTCTTCTGTTGCAACGTGTATGCGTCATGGTCATCATTGCAGAGTACACGAAGATTGTCCACTTCGCAGTAGAGATTGTTGCAGAATTGCCCTACATCATCAATGCTAAGAATGCTACCAGCAGCTACAGGGTAATGATCGACAACAACGTCAGCAGCTTTGAACCAGCCCTTGCAAATGGCGCATTGATATTCGTACTTCTGCCGCTTGTTATCACCTTTGTAGGGGCGCCTTGCCAGTTCTAGTGCATCCGTGCGAGGTTTCCAGCGTAGGCTTTTAGAACGCAGGGCAGAGCGAATCCAAGATAAGAATTGCGATTCGGTCATTGTGCCAGAACATCTAGGAAGCTTTTCTTTCGCTGGCTTTTTAGCCATACGAATACCCTTCATTCTCATTCTTAACAAGCGCATAAAAGTGAGCATCCAGCACAGCGCAATCTCTCAAGCAACCGATAAACTTTTTAACAGTTTTACGCTCTGGAGACAACGTGTCGACAACTTTGTACCCGTACCACGTCGACACAACCATGTAGCGTACGGGGAAGGATTTTTGGTTTGTCATACAACTTTCCCTTCAACAATGTAAGTGCCGTCTTCCACAAACCCGTTGAACTCTTTCTCAGACATGTAGTGCCAAGTTTCATAGCGGGGGTGAAAGTACTCCTGTTTGAAATAATCGTATGTGTAAAGGTTGGAGTCGGCATCTTTTTCACAGTAGCTGAACATTACTTTCATAGTTCAATCTCCAGTTTTGTAAGAAGCTTACGAGTGTCGAACACATCATTATCAAAACGTTTCATGTGAGCACACGCAGCGTACATATCCATAATTTCGACAACATCCTTAGTGTGCTCTGTGCCGTCCCACGCGGTGTATGTTACAGGTTGAGGATACCACTTCTTGTATTGGTTGTACACTGCTTGTACAGCGCTCTTATCATCATTACAATCTTTAAGCAAATTGCAGCATGCTACATCACCAAACTTTTTCTTAGCAATTTCGGACGGTTTAAATGCATCTACGGGGTCTCCCATCACCCATTGGGCATAGAACCATTTCCGCCCTTTGCCACGAAGCTTCTTATCCTCGTCTAACTCGATTTCACCAAAACCTTTGATACGTTCCGGCTTATCCATCTTGGTCCAGTTGTACAGCCAAGAATCAACACCATAGCTATCTTTGTCAAGACTGATAACAATGTTCTTAGTTCCTTGTTTGAAACCTTCGTAAGCTCTGTGCGCAAGCCTGTCGTCTGCTTCCATGCCATCTACAGGAATAGCACCGTGACGCTTCACCAAGTACTCTCTGCACTCTTTCAACTGTACAGGTCGAATGTTGCCTTCTCGCGTTCCTTTATATCGACTTGGAAGGGGTAGCTCATCTCTAAAGTTTCCTTCACCGCTGATGTATATCTCGTAAGAATCGGCTTCACACTTTTTCATCCAAGCTTCGATACAAGTGTTGATGGCATGATAAGCATGGCTCAGGTCTTCGCATGTTTGTACATCTTCAATGTCGAATTCAGATTCTTCAAAGCTTCCACGGATGTGCTCGCGGAAAGCTGTGCGATGTGCGTGCTCAGTTTGTTGTCCTGTTACTTTATGCGTTACACGGATGCTGCGAGTTTCGTTGGCAGCGGCACAGCGAAAACTTAGGATATCGCCGTCAATGATTAAGATTGTTTTCATAAACCTCCTAAACGAAAACCCTGCACCCTCTCGGATACAGGGTAATTGTCAATCGCTTTGCTTCCAGCGACTTCCTTTTTCAGTCGTTTCTAACAACAAACGGTCTTGTTCGTGATCATAGTCTCGATGAACTTCTGCGTGATGCTTGGTGCAGAGCCAGATCACATCTAAAGGCATGTCATAATGAACATGGTGCCCCTCTATGTTTTCGGTAGTTCCGCATACCCAGCAAGGCCACTTTTCGAGCTTGCCGCTCTGTAGAGCACTTGCAACTGCCGTTGTAGCTGCCTTTTTCTTTGCATCGTATTCCGACGACCAAACCTTTTTGTAAGCTTTAATCTTGGCTTTTCTTGCAGGCTTGGACTCGTTAACTTTTCTATACTCCTTGCGATGCTCTGAAGTACTCCTTATGCGGTCATAAGCATTATAGTAATGTTCTCTTTTCTTACGGTTTTCACGCACGTCTCGTTTGTTGCATTCCTTACACTTGTTTACATGCCCATCTAGCATTTCTGGATGTTTGTAAAAGTCGGAGAGAGGTTTAGTCTCTCCACACTTAAAGCACGCCTTAGTTACTGGCGCATCCATTCACACCTCAGAATGGGCAGCTTGAGTCGTCTTCTTCCTGTTTTGGAGCAGGCTTCTTAGGCTTCTCTTGCTTTGCAGCAGGCTTAGCTTCTTGCGGAGCTTCGCCCTCTTGAGGCTTACCTTGTGGGAATTTCTCAAGAATCTCTTGCAGGTCTTTATCCGATTCTGCGATCTTCTCTGCAATTTCCTTAGCCTTGGCGATGATTTCTTTCTCACCATCTTTGCCATTGCGCTCTACAACAGCCTCTTGCATCTTGGAGCCTTGATACTCTTCAGCCAGAACAATCTTACGAAGATCGGCCATTCGCAGAAGGTCAAACTTAGCAACACCACTGAGTTCTTCTTTCTCTTCCAGCAGGTCTTCGTCATCAAAGTTGACAGCAACAGCAGGAATTAGTGCTTCAGGAGGATTCATACCCTTCATCAGCGGAACAGGCGACTTCAGTTTGGTGTTCACAAACGTCTTACCATCCTTCTCAGTCTTCTTCACTTCAAGATTGAACATAAATGGCTTGCCGAGCAGTTCTTCGATGTTGTTCAGCTTAGGATTTTTATATTCAGCCTTAAAAATCGTATCTGCAACCTTTGTACCATCTGCATACTTGGTGACACCAGCAATCTTGTAGAATTGCGAAGTGCCAGCCAGAATCCACGGGCGACCTTTGATGTACGCCTGCGTCTTCGGATCACGTGGAGCAACAGTCGTGAAGTTCAGACCTTCAGCCATGCCACGATTGACAGTGTGCAGCGGCAGACGAATGTTCTTCACACCGATGTCACCCTCGTAATCATGCGTCTGGTCCAGCAGATCAATGTAGCACGAAATCTTCTGCTCAACAGCACCCTCTTTAGGCCACAGAATCTTATCGTTGCCATCTTCATCTTGCTCACGATTACCTGCGTTGTCCTTGGCAAACTTCGGCTGCTTCTTGTGCGAGCCAAGATCAACAAGCAGGCCAACTTGCACAGGAACCAAGCCCTCTTCAGGGATGATAGGCACGAATTCTTTTTGTTCCGAGTTTTCGTTACGTGCAGGTTGATTGATATTACGTGGTTTCATAAGTTATATTTCCTTTAGATTAAAATGTTATGCGCAGAGCCAGCGCGGGCTTTGTTAGTGAAACGCACTAACCACGTCTATCACGCTTCACCAACACAAAAATTGTACAGATCAGCATAATAACCATTAATGTATTAACAAACGGCACAAGACTCAAAATAGTCCACATGAGCGCAAAGCCGTTAGACACAGGTGGCTTCGTGTAATACAAATTAGACAGCAGCGAAATAAAACACAGCAACGCGCTGATGATGTATAGAATAATCATATTACATGCATAGGTGGATTACGTAGCCTGCGATCAGCGCTACAACAGACACTACAAGATGCTGAATAATCGCAGCCGTCGAATCCATATCCTTGAGATCATTCTTGTAAGGATTAAACATGAATGTTTTCACAAGCATCTCAAGGCCAAGCACTGCTGGAATAGACAGTGCAGGCAGCCCAAACACTGCTACAACAAACCAACTCCACAGCATCGTAATCGTCCATGCTTCGAACGCTGTTGTGGCGCAACCAAATAGAAATTTACCAATTGCTTTAAGCATATGTTCTCCTTAAACCTCAAATGTCAGTGTTTGCTCAACCTGACGAATCACCATAAACTTCAGCCCAAGCTTCTCGATCATCGGCCTTACAACATCGTTGATATAAATTCTGTTAGCAGGGACGGTATTAATTTCGTCGTTATGCAGGTTAATCGCTTTGCCAGGATTCTGAATAGCCTCTGCAATTTGCTTCATAGCGTGTGCTGTTGTCTTACCACAACCTCGCTTATTCTCTACAATATCCTTGATCATTTCTTTGCCAAAGTGGCGATCCCCGTACAACTCTTGTTGAAGCTTGTTCAGTTTTGGTGTAAATCGCTGTTCAATAAGTTTTTCAAACTCTTCTCGAAGTTCTTTTTCGTTGCGCCCGTAGACAGTGAAGCTATTTCCGGCGCAAACATTACTTAGAAGACCAACACTGAAACTTTTAAACTTGTCAGTTTCCCCGTCGAGAACCTTATTGCCATTTGAATCATAAATATAAAGACTCACACTTCCTCCATTTTGTTATCAAACAACTTCAACACTTCCCGCTCAATCTCCCCGAACGTCTTATCCCCAAGAAGATTGCTAATCTCAATCTCGTCAACATACACAGCTTCGATAATCACTTCTTCAGGGCTAGGCGGTTCATCAGCCGTGGCAGGAATGGCTTGGTAGAACCTGAACTCGATTTCTAGCTCTACGCCTCTGAAGTTAATTTTGCGAGTGAAGAATTGTTTAGGGCTCTCTGAATAGATCAAGAATGTCCTCCCATAGCAGTAGTAATCCTATTTTTACAAGCATCCATCTGTAGACTAATTCATTCATCATCTACTCGTACTTCTAGGGGGTCATCCATGAAGGCACCCTTGGGGATATTGTCATATTCATCGGGCAGTTGACCAACCTCATATGTGTACTCGTTGTCGATGCCTTGTTCAAATAGCTTACCTTTCACACTACGAAGCAGCTTCCAGTTCAACTTGTGATCCTGTGCAACGCATTTGCCGTCGATGTACAGAGCTTCCCAGTCATCGTAATTTGTAACTAAGATTGCCGCCATTAATTTCCCTCCTTAATCTCAAAAACGTCATTATTGCATATTTCCAAGCTCGTGTCAACAAGATTTTCAGGATTTGTAAGAAGCCTATCAATCTCGCCCCACAAGTTGTTCACGGTGCGCATGGACTTCATAGTGCCCTTGGCATCTGTTGCAAGATATCCGTGAGCGTGAAGCCAGTCAGCAGCTTTGAAGACTTTTACTTTGTAATAGTCATACTGTGCATCCTTTTTAATCAAGATGCCACGAGGCCAGTCATCAGGCAGCTTTACAAAATACGGGAAGCGAATTACTAAATCGCGGCACTTATGTGCAATTGCCGAGACTACGTATGAAGCTAAACGCTTGTAGTCTTCGTCAGATGCTGGGTGTGTAGCCTGCCTTTGTGCGTTGCTGGGTTTAACGCGCTTAACTTGTTTTGAGTACATACTTATCTTCTATGTGCGCATTCCACCAACCAATCATCCACATACGCTGTTCGGCCAAAGTTTGATATGGACAATCATAGACAGACTCGCCTTTACTGTACGCTTTTACACCTTCGTTATAATCGTAAAAATCGTAGCACATAACATCCTCACAGCATCACAGCCAGCACACTATACCCAATATCTTCCGCATCCTCTGGATCATCTGTCCACTCGTCCCACAGGTTGTGGTTATTGCTGTTTGTGTAGATATATCCCGGTCCGCTCACCTTCTCAGGGCTCTGCCCATGATCGCAGTAAGCATACACTTCAAGATTGCCGTCGAATTTCTTCAGTGCTTCGATAATCTCTTTAACTTTCATCATTCCTCCATAACAAAATCTTGCTCATCTTCGTAAACCAAACGTGCGCATGTGTGGCAGAACCAGTGATCTTGAATATACCATTCACTGTCAATGCACCTGTATTGCACCACTGAATAGTGGCCTTGCTGCCTTTTGCAATGTGGGCAAGTCATCATTGTATCTCCATCTTCGTAATAGTCGCTTCAAGTCCCCCTGCAATCTCTTGCAGCTTCCCTTCGATGAACCCTTGCGTGTAAACGTATTGGTCGTCTGTGAGGTAGCCTGCGTCGATTTCTGAGAGGGTTAGGGTGATTTTAAGTTGCATGTTAGTGGATGTCACTGTACTTATCTCCAAATTTAATATCGCAGGCAAGCTCTCGGTTAAGCTTCAACTGATCGTTCACTGCCTTAAGTCCATCTGCCACAACATTCTTATATTCCTCTTCCTTATCGTCGTCAAGCTCGATAATAAGCTCATCGTGGAACTGCCCAACAAGACACCAACACAAACCCCGCTTCTTGGCAATGCGCTCACAGTGATAAAGCCACAAATCAAGAATATAAGAGCCTGTACCCTGAATCAAAGTAGAAAATCTGTCCTTATCAGATCGCAGCGAATACCACATCTTGTTGATCGGGTTGATCTGCCATTCGCCAAAGTCCGTCTTCTTCACAACCATCATCTTAGCGATCTTGGCAATTGACCAGTTCATTTGATGGTACGCAGCGTGCAGCTTCTTGGCAACAGCAGTACTCACTTTGGCTGTGCGTGCAATCGTCGCAACACCGGCCCCGTACTGACACGCATAGTTAGTGGACTTGCCAACAGCACGAATCTCGTCAATGCGCTTAAACTTCTTATCATTCTCTGTTGCGTGCTCACTATCTGGCAAGCCTTTGTAATATGCGTGCCAGTCTGCCTCTTCTTGCGTCATCAACCCTGCAATCACGGCAATGGTGTTGTGCGGGTCGAAGCCCTTCGTCATTTGCGACTTGACGTATTCGGGATCAAGCTTCCACTGGAAGTGATGTTTCAGACGATCCTCCAAACTGCTCAGGTCTGAACCGAGCAGGCGCTTGCCGGGACGTGCCACAAGCAAGCCACGAAGCTCCTTGCCGTACTTCACACGAAGACTGGGGAGATTGACACACTCTCGATGCTGAACCCTCAGAGTGTTGGTCAGCCCCTGCATTCGTGCCGTCACTTCACCATCGATATGATCCCGCAAGAAGCCTTTTACAACACTAACACGATGGTTGAGAATACCCAAACCTGCAATGTGCTCAATACCTGCACATTTAGGAATCAAATCTTTCACGCTCTGGCAAATCTCGCCCCCCTTAAGATTGATCTGTGGGATGTTCCTATCAGGTTCACCATTTTCACCTCGCACAAATTTTAAAGTTTGCGGTTCCCAACCCAACGAATCGAGCCAAGCTTTAATCTGCGTGTGTGAGGCTGGATTGCCTTCCTTCCAATCTTTGATAACCTTGATGTCGTCCTTATGCTCAAATGGCAATCCCGCAGCTTCCGTCACTTCCTTCCAACGCTTGCCTGCCTCAGAAAGCTCACCATTCTTCTTAAACGGTGCGGCAGGGCGCTTCCGCACAACATATTCAGGAACCTTCGGCATCACCTGACGAAGTGCCTCAGTCTTCTCAATGATTGCTGCTTCAAGTTCTTCTTGCAATTTGATTGCACCCTCAACATCAAGCTTCCAACGATTTTCCTGCTGCTGGCGAAACTCTTCCATCTTCTGCATCAAGTAGGCAATAATCTTCTTATGTGCGTCAGGTTCTTTGCCATACAACACGTTCAACTTTGCCACTTGCCTCTGCCACAACTTTTTCTGAATCTTACAGTCTTCTGTTACACGATGGTTGTACTCTTCCTGAGTTTGATTCTCCCAGTCTTCAATCTCAGGCTTTGGCACTCCAAACTCTTCGCCGTATTCTGCCAAGCCATGCTTCATGCGGTTAGGCTCAAGATACCAGCTAAGCGGCAAAGAATCAATAAGATTTACTTTGGACACATCGTAGCCGAGAAGCTTAAGGGCTTCCATATCAAACAACTTACCGTTGTGCATAATGAGGGTATGCCCTTCATCCAAAAACGCCTGCACTTTGTCCCGCTCGTGCCCTTCAATGAGAATCGTCAAAGGTGAATCAATGTCGATTGCGCAGATGTTATGCAGCCTCGGATTGGCCTGTTTTTGCATCTGCTCCAAAAGCCCGCTAGTTTCAATGTCTGCTGCAAATACACCCACACAACCTCCCTATTTCAACCTAACATATTCATCACAAACCCTCTGCTGCATCAAGATAACAGTCTTGCCAACAGATTGAGGCCTTAGTGAAGTGTGCGCTTTGCTACATTCCCACTCGTCCTTATAAAGTTTGAACGTAGGAGTAGTGGCATCGTGGTAGAGCAGCATTACCAAGAATCCTACCACAACCACAGATAATGCGATGACAACCACTTTGCCTGTGTCCATCATCACTCCCAAATAACGTTGCCATCACCATCAACGTAACCATCAAACTGTTGCAGAGGAGCATTCATGAGATTTTCAAAATTCCACTCGTAGCTTTCTTTCCTCATCCACTCTTCAATGCTCTGCTCATGCTTCAGATGGGTTTTCAAGGCGCGCTGCACTTCTTCCAGCTTAGCAATCTTCCGCTTGAACTTGTTGATGTATGGCGTGTAGACGGCGGCTTGCGCGCGAAAGGTGTTTGCCGCTTGTTGCGCCTCTTCGGCAGCTTCAAATTGCTCATCTTGGTCCAGCTTGAGCGCTTTCTCGGAGTAACCATCAGCCTCTTCGTTATATTCCTTACGAGTCTTTCGCAGATTCGCATACTCCTGGTGCAAACCAGAAAGCACTTGCTCGTTCAGCTTGATTTGCCGTTGTAACAGTGCTGCTCGCATTATTTAGCCTCCATAGCATTCTTAATCCACGTTTTAAACTCTTCACTAGAGTCCGCACGACGCCATCGAGAATTGAACTCATCCACAAAGCGGCGTGTCAAAATCTCTTGCAATTCTTTAACATCGCAGTGCTCTACATCCCACTGATCTTCCAGTCCGTAACACGAGCAATGGCTACCATGCACTTCAAAGAATTTCTTCTCTTCGGTGTCATACCCGAGAACATATGCATCACCCGAGTAATCTTCGTACGTATAGTCAGCATATAGAATCTTATATTTCTTGGCAAGCGCTTTCAGCTTCTTTGTCTCAGCTTCTTGCATTTCCTTTTTTGCATCTCCGAAGTAATACACCCTCAAGCCATCAACTTCAAACCCCTTAAACACTTCGGAATCTCCTTCACTGAACCCACTCAGGAATTGTGGTGTGGCTGCCAACAAAGCTTTCTTAGTAAGTTTCATCCTCAATCTCCAAAAATTTTATACAGCAACATCACCACCCCGGTGGCGACCAAAAACCTGACACAAGGCATCCAACAGTGAACATCACGAATACAAAAGTAATCATTTACATTTTCTCCTTCAACTCCTCCCACCACTCACTAGGCACTTCCTCATTCTTCTTCAGCACTGCTGCCATAGCTTCGAGGATAGCAATCTTGCGCTGACGGTCGTGTTCGGCTTTAGAGGGCAGCGTTGTAGAGAAAATAGCACTCCAGTTGAACGTGGAGACAGGTTGCTTGTAGTAGTCCTTCTTCACAAACCCTGCCGGTGTAAGGAAGTGTTCTTCATTATCATGCTGCTCAAAATACCGGCCGGCGCTAGTTTCCTTGGTCGTTTTCAAGATATCACCATTCGCGTAGACGTACAACTCTGTAGCGTCTAGAAATCGCGAGTCTCCAACAACATTTTCGTATCCTGCTTCTGCGAGCGCCTTGCTAACAACGTCAAAGTTGTTTTGCTCTGTCAGACGAATCTTCATTTTCTTCAATGCCATATCCACCTCTTAAGATTTGTTGATGAGCGACATTCTACAGCAGAAAGCGCTCGCGGTCAATTAGAATTCTGCAACCATCTCGTCTACAAGCAACACGTCCCATGTGTCTTCGTCAATCGAGAACTCGTCAGCTACACCAAGATAGCTCCAAGGACGATTCTTAAGCACTGTTGTCCGAACATTACCACGGCTACGATCTGGCATGATTTGTGGCTCAAGACCGATAATAATCCAGCTAAGCTGTTCCAAAGCGGCAGAACCCCGCATCATTTCTTTCGTCACCTTCACCCAAAACGGCTTGTCCTCTTCGCCCTTCGGAGGTTTAAAGTCTTGTGCTGCTGTGCGGTTGATATGTGAGACAGCAATGATGCCAACATCATTAGCAGCGCAAAACGCAGCAAGCTCAGTCATAACCATGTCAAGCTCTTTACGCTCGTTAGCAATGTCACTGCCGCTGATGACCACGCTCAAATGGTCCAGAATAATGTACCCACACTTCTCTACAAGGTGCATATGCTTGATTTTAGCCATAAGCTCTGTAATCGGCAGAGAGCCAAAGTGACCAAGCATAACAACGCTATCATTCGCAACAATCTTGTCGTAAGCAACCTTGATGTCTTCCTTGCTGGCGCACGACAGAGGGTCATTCTTAAACTTGTTATAGTTTACACGAAGTTCAGCAGCAACCATTCGTTGAAGCGTCTCGCGGTTGTTCTCTTCCAGATAGATCATACCGACGCGCTCACCCGCCTTTTGCAGTCCACTGCCGATAATACTCGTCACTGTCGATTTGCCAACACCAGATGGTGATGTAACAAGAACAAGCTCGCGCTTACGGAAGCCGTGAATTTTACGCATCAGGCCGGGGAAGCAGTCGATGTAGATGCCCTCTTCACGGGCTTCAATAAGCTCGTCAAAGCTGATGTCAGACGCCTTAACAATCTTCTCCGCACTATACGCACGCTTGCCGAATTGCACAAGCTTGGCGAGTTCCTGAGAGCAGCCATCTTGCATCATGTCAGAGGCGTCTTTGTAGCTCCCCGGAGTCGTCAGCGTAAATAGTTGAAGATTCGATCCAACAAGAGCATTACCAACAGCTTCACGAGCCTCGTGACCCTTCATGATGTTCTTTTTCTTCTCCGCTGGCGTACAATAATCGTCATCGAAGAACATCGTCAAGGATTCAAAGCCGTGCACAAATTCATTGTTGTGCAGTATGGCTTCGACAGCGTTTGCGGTTCCGAGCGGGATACTGACAATGAATGGTTCAAGGCCAGCGTACTTCGTACCTTTCACATCGTCAACGACCGCCTGAAATGCGGACAACATGTCCCATCCACCTTCTGTCACAACAAGATTAGTCTTCTTACGTTTCACCTCTTCAGCAACATCTTGACCAAGAAGCTTATTACCGATGGACACACTACCAACAGCAGTCCAATGTCGCTTCTCGCTCTTATCAAGAGTCCAATCTTGTTTCATGTAGCCAGTGACTTTGCCCTTCTGATTATAAGAAGGGAAATACACAGCTTCAATCGTCTTACCATCTTTAGGTGATACAGCAGCACGTACACCGTATTTCTCGCAAGTTTCTTTGCGAATTCCGCGAGACGGAATGTCTAGAAATGGAAGTTCCAGAACATCCTTAACTGTCTCTTTTGGAACATAGTCCGTCATTGATTCCTCCTTTTGACCCTTCCAATATCCCATCCCTCACCCCTGAAAAACAAATCCCGGCTGCACCTTCAAAGCATCCTCGAACGTCTTGCACATAACTGTGTTCTCAGAAACGCTACCCCAAGCTTCCGCCGAAACCTTTACAAACCAACCGCCATAACGCTCATAAGGTTCACTAAGAACCTCTACAACGTGCAAATCGATAAGATTCATAGTGTCTCCTAAGCCATCCAATACAACTCGCCAATCTTCTTCACCAGCGCATCATAACTCTTCTGCAACTCGTCTTTCTCACTCAGCAAATTGTCATAATCATCAGAATGAACAAAGCTGCCCCAATCGCCAACAACTTCCATACCATCTTCCGACCATTCGTAGTGTTGTGCAATCATCAACCCTCCTTAAACTTCACCTCATGTCCAGACATCGCCAACAAGTCATAAAGTTCTTGTGCCATCTCCTGCAACGTTTGCGACTTGTTAAACTCAGCAACCAACCCATGTCCACCTTTCCAGTTTGTTGCCCAAACATGGACACCTTCAGAGTGTGCTTCAATTTCAAATTTATCATCAAACTTCGGCATATTTATCTCCAACGCTAAGCCAGCTATCCTTCTCCACCTTGACAATCCACATATCCCTATACTTCAACACAAATTCGCCCTTAGCCTTGTCGAGCAGAGCAGCCTCCTTGTCACCTAAGAAGAGATATTTAGGGCTGCGTCCAGTTTCTCCGACATAACTGAGCCATTGATGCTCGATCTTGTCTGTGATGGTCATCACCACGCCTCCAAACGCTCAACAATGCCGATGTCGGTATAGAATCCGCTAGGCTCTGGAAATGGCTCTTTATGGTATCGCAGCTTAACTTTAAGCATATCTTTAGTACGAACATCAATCTTATGCTCAGCTATAACATGCGTCCATTGGTAGCCCGATAATTCCCATGCGATATCTTCACGATAGTTCACGAGGACAACTTGCCCGCTGCTGCTCGACACATAACGCCCAGAACTGGCCTTATATACACCCAGCCCAGTCCAGTTCTCGACAAACTGCAATTTCTGTCGAATATTGTTGGCAATCAAACAGACAAAAGCGTTAGGATCATTATCCGCAATAGTTACAGCTTTGTATAACATATCTTCAAAACTTTTCATTGCAGCCCCTTCTCAAACTCACTAGCAAACGCAAGAATCTCGCTCTTAAGCGACTCCAAACAAAACTCGCCATCAAAATGAAAGCTGTCCTCGTTCATTTCGAGGTAGGCTATTAGGTCGTAAAATGTTTGCTTCATGGTTTGTCTTTGAATGTCTCGCAGAACGCATCAATCTCTGTCCAAAGGGCTTCCTCATCAATCTCAGGAATTTCTTCGTACCAACCTCCGCACGTTGAACAGCCACTTTCTACGTAGTTTTCCTTATCGGTTATAAAATTGCTACGATTAGATTTCAGCCAGCTTTTAAGCTGCTCAAAAACTTCTTTCATTTCACACCATCCGGGAAGAAATAATCGTAACTCCATCCGCGCAAATCATAAAGAATCTTGTCATATTGATCTACCAAACTATCATACTCGACAAGCTCTGGCCCTTGCAAGCCATTGCCCCAATTGTACGCACGAAGGCGCTTGCCATTTTCTTCACCAATTTCACGAATACGCCGCATAACAATTCTGTACGTGAGTTCGTTCCGAACAAGGAATAGTACAGCGGTTACTAGCACCACGCAAAGATAGATAGTCATGATTTCTCAATCCCAGCTAGAACCACTATCAGATGACGAACTGCCACTATCCCAAGAAGATGACCCACTGTCATACGAACTAGAAGAACTGCCGCTGTCCCAGCTTGACGAGCTACCAGAAGAATAAGACGAGCGATTTTCTTCATAATCCGTATAGCTTGGTGCGGTAGGCGTGTACGAATAGCTGCTCTGCGATTCTTCTTCACGACGCTTGCGACGGCGTTCTTCTTCGTAGTCGTAATCACTGCTGCGAGAGTGGCCGCTGAACATATGACGTGCACCATCGTACAGAGCATTACCTGCCGCGACACCCACAGCAGTACTAGCCACATCTCTTGCAAAGCTGTTTTGTTGTACAGGTTGTTGCGCAGGGGTTTGATACACAGGCGTCACTTGAACACTATGAACAGGTGGCACATACGTCTGAGGGGCACTTGCTGAAAAGTCCTCTGGCGGGTTATATCGCACACGGCTCGCACTGCCAGAACATACAACATTTTCAACAGTGGTAGTTTTCACAGGTCGCGAAAGAAACCACACAAGTGCAAGAGTAATCACAAGAAATGTCAGAAACACATAAATCGCTGTATGAGACGACGATTGTACAACAGGTTCTTGCGAATATGTAACAGGTTTCTGAGCAACAGCTTTTTGCGATGGCACTTGTGCAACAGGTTTAGCCGTCTGAATCTCCGCAACCGTACGACCGAACAACGAGCTATTCTGCACATCACCCTTCTTATCCAGACGTTGTGCCGTCTTCAGTTCCGCAGATGCAGCTTGCGGATTATGCTCGCCTTTGAGCAGGACATAAGCGTTCAGCAGGTGCGCGCGAGCACTATCAGGCTTCTCTCGCAACACTTCGTCAGCCATGCTTTTTGCAGATTGATAGTCGTGTGCCGCAAGCGCGTCTTCAATCTGTTTTGGCGAAGGCAGAGCGAACGCTGCAACCGACACAACAGAAAGAACGAATGCTACGATAATTTTTTTCATGTTTTCTCCTTGTTCACGTCCGTGAAACGGACAAATAGTTGAACAGAAAGAGCGCCTTTCGACGCCCATCCTACAAATTACAGCGTTTCAGTGCCCTTCTGTTTCTTCCGACGAGCAAATTTCGTCACGCCCACCAAGCCGAACAGGCCAAAGCCCAGGCCTGCCATTGCAATGCTGTCGGAGCCTTCGTCAGCTTGCGGCGTAGAGACACGGCCATCGTACGCCATCGAAACAGGGCTAGACACCGTGCAGCAATCTAGCGTTGCAACGCTAGCGCCGACACTCGGAGCAGGGCGCTGATTGTCTTTCGGATCGACAGCAGCAGTGCGAGCGGAAACGTCCTCATCAGCGACAGCGGAAGCGGAGACGGGCAAGCCTTGTGCGAATGCTTGAGCAGCCATCAGCGACAAAACCAGTGCGGAGATAACATTCTTCATTGTGATTCCTTTCTTGTGTTGTTTGTAGAAGCGCCTTTGTTCAGCGCAAAGACATGGTACAGGGCTGTTGAGCGGCTGTCAAGGATAATTTTCAAGCAGAGCATTTAAGCTTGCAGGGAAGCGATCCTGTACGATTGTTTTAATTTGTTCCGCCACGATGCGAGTTTCAGCTTGCGTGTATGGAGACAAGCGCAGCACCAGCATGTCAGCAAACGCACCAAGCGTACCGCTCCAAATCCACTCTGTCATGACCGATTGTGGAAGCACCATGCGGGCCTGCTCAGCACACACTTTGTTCGCCAAAAGCCAACTGTAAAGGTTCAATGGAAGTTGGGTGAAATCCGCTGTAGACCACGCTTTGTCAATGTCCTCGTAGTCACCAGCAAAAAGGAACTCTTTGTTAGCAACTTCCTCAGCACTTCCTTGCTTGACATTCTCAGCTTTTAGGCGCCATTCACTGGGAACATAAAACTCTGGCTCACTATCAACATAACGACGGCTCACCTCATTCCAAGGCATGAACTTATGCTTTACAAGTTGGCGGGCTACGAAAACCGGGGCCTTCACACGGACAGTAATAAATGCGTGATTGAAGGGCGATTTATGCTTATGTTTGGCAAGATAGTTAATAAGCTTCTTATCAGTATCTTTTAACACAAGATTATCGTCACCGAATTTGTCTGTCCCTACAGATGCCCACTCGCTTTGTTTGTCGAACGACACTCTAGCTGCGTTCACGACACTAAGATCGCTGCCGCAATGGTCAATGTATTCTACTTTAATATCCGCTACCTTCAATTCTTTTCCTTTCCAATTACCTTACCCTCATGGCACCAACCATCCCCGTCATCGTTCCACCAAGGATTCTCTTTACTAGTCCAAAACAAATTGTCGTTCAAATACACGTACCCAGCTTCTTCGTGAAGCTCAGATTTCATAAGAGGGTATAAATATTCACTACAAATAGCAATGCCACACTTACGAGAAAGCAGCTCAAGTTCGATGATGAAATTGCGTTCGTTGTCAGTCATATCTCACCAATCATATTCAAAAGAGTACAAGTTCTTGGACAGCACATCTTCCTTGAACGCTACAATGTCAATTTCTGCGACATCATCTACCATTTCTTCCAAACTCTCTAAAATACGATCTACACTCACTGTCTCATGGCGTGCAGCAGGCACATAACCATCATACGAAACAAAATCGTCAGGTACACCTTTAAAGTATTTGAGGAAGCAGTAGTGTTGTCGCAAATCAGCAGGTGCATTCATGAACACTTCCCAGCGCTCATCAAGCGGAATCGATTTGTCTGCAATGTACACCTCAAACTCTCGCTTGATTGCTTCAATTTGTTTGTTGAGGTCTTCTACTCGTTCTTTGAAGTTCACACAGCCTCCCACGACACAACAGTTTTCGTCACAACTTTCTCAACACGCTTAACTTGCGTAATATCAGGTTGTCCGTAATACCAGTCGGTGTGGTAACTGCCTTGACGATTATTGTCGATTCGGAAGTAATTGCCCTCCCCATCTTTGAAAACTTGAGTGAGATATTGCGATTTGTGCTCTTGTGTCCAGTCGTCATCTTCGACAAGTTCAAAGTCTTCTGGAAGTTCGTCTTCACCAATGAAGCCGCATTTATACTCGTCCAGATGCTCTTTAACATATTCTTGCAGTTGTTCCAGTGTCATTTAAAACCTTTCGTAGAATTCAATAAGTTTTTGATGCGCCTCAAGAGTAATAACCGTTTCGTATCTTTCGGCTAGTAAACGCGCCGTATGTAGTTTGTGCTTTCTGTAAGACTCCGCCGCAGACTCTACGCACGGGTACGTTCCAAGATACACGTACTTCCCATCCACGTCTGTACTAGAAACTTTAAAACCACACTTTCTTGCAAACACACCTACCGGCAAAGTTTTATTGCTGCACAACCTTTGTCTTAAGAAAATGTTTATCTTTCTCGGTATAAATGTGCAAGTCTCTTTGGAATATATGTTAAGCTTTGGATTGATTAAGTCCTTATCCAAATCAAAGTGGTTCCCATGTTCATCCTTAAAATTTAAATTAAATTGCGAGGATGCCCACTCAGCAAAAATTTGAAAATCTTTAAAATCTTCAGAAATTGAAACGCTCTGATAACTCACATTATTCGTATGGTTTGCTTTGACCCTAGACTTCATCCCTTTCCATAACGCACCTAATCTAGTTTTTACAATCACACCATCGATTTTTTCACTTTGTTTATACATAAAAGGCCTATTTCTCCAGCCCCTCCAATCGAAAATAAGGTTCAGTAAGCTCGACCGCAATCCATCGAGTTTGCTCTTTCCAACGCACTTGTTTATCCTTGTGCCAATACTTCTGACCTGCATGAAAGCTACTTTGCAAAGAGTTCTTAGCTTTCCAAGCGATTTTGCCGTTGAACTCTGCGAACCGGCCTGTTTCTGTGTCAAGAATTGCGTAGATGGATGTCATTCTTCGTCCTCCGGGTAACGCTCAGCATACGCTGTGTCAAACGCTTCAGATTGCCCAAGACATTCGTGAAGCGTATCGCAATCAAAATCCTCAAACACTTCAATCAGTTCGTCGTAAGCTTCTTCAAGCCCGTTTCCATAAAAGCCATCATGGAGGTATTCCATGATAGAAATAATACGCTCACAAACTTCACTACCTCGACTCCAAGACATGATTTCTCCTTAGTTATCTCTACAAAACCTATGATTCCCAACAACCCTGTCACATGTCATCTTACGTGCCCATTCTGGCCTGATGTCCTTGCGGAAGTAGTAGAGGTAGTCACTTGTCAGAACACGCACTGTACCAGACTCGTCCCACTTTAGCAAGAACTTTTTATCGTATCTTACGTGGCTAAGTTTCATACCACGTCTGTAAGACGAAAACTGGCCCTTGCGCTTAACAATCTTACAAGCCCCTTCCCCGCTACGACGAGAACGATTGCGGATCACTTGTCTCACGGCTGCAATGCCTTTTGCACTTTCTCCGCGTGCTTCCAACCATGTGATAGATTTCTCACAGGTGTTGTCAGCCTGTTTAGCATGCGCTCCTTGTGCCAGCATCAACACTAGCAGCAGAGCGTTACCTGTGCTCAACTTTTCCCTTTCTCAGCAAGCTTGCCAATCTCCACAGCGCATTGCAAACAGAAGTGAATATGTTGACCACGATTGCGCCGAGAGTATGTGTAAATCATGTCAGTGCCGCGCACAATCTCCTTGTCACATCCCCGGCAGAATGCTTCTCGTTGTGCTGGACGGCGTTCAATAGGTGATGTGCTCATCGTTCGCAGTCTCCTACAACAATACCAAGTTCCTGCTTAGCACGCTCAGACTCCGACCTTTGATCGTCTACACGAGACATCTGCACAACGTTCTGCACGGTCACTCGCAAGCCACGTTGCACATCTTCTGCAATAGCTTCGTCGCAATACGACCAATATCCCCAACACTCAACATGCACCACTTTGCACTCTCCAGAGTGATTCTCACAGCTTCCGTCACATTCATTGTTCCATGCTCTACTGAATGCTCTAGACAGTTCTTGTTCAGGTGTCATACTTCCTCCAAGACAATATCTTTATTAGACTGCAACAGGTTGTTCACTTTCTCTGTGAGCCACTGTTGTGTATCAGGGGGATAACGCTTCAAGCGAAGACCTTCTTGAAAACTGAAAAACTGCTCCTCGCCAAACCCTTGTACAGTAACCATATATCCTTCCTGTTTCTTAAATTGTCGTGTAAGATACTCTCCATGTGCCCCGACAATCGTGCATTCTTTTCCTAAGTAGGGCTCTCTTGTTGCGCCCACCAATACGCACACAGTACCAACTTGAAATCTAGCCATGTTAGCTCCTTAAGTTTGTTCAAACACGCACATCTTACACACAAGTGAGTCGTCGTGTCAACACAAATTTCTTACGACTTCTTACGCACACTGACGCAACAAGGGGCTTGACGCGTTCAAAATTTGGCACTACAGTGGGCACATCACAACAGGAGATTGTTATGTCCACCTTCAAGATTGCTGGGAAAAGCTTCTACGAGTATGTTGGTTATCGTCTTAAGAAAGACGGTCTTGGGTATTTGCCGTCTAGTCGCTGGGAGGATGGCAGCACTGACATGAAGACATTCATTAAAGCTGTTGTTCCAGCCTGTGCATACGATTTCCTAGTGTACTGCCATGAGCTAGGCCACTGCAAGAGCAGGCAGTTTCCCGGTTCTGTGATGGCGTCCTTTCAAGGATTCGTTGACGAGCCGCGCCTGCTTAGCGAATTCAACGCTTGGGAGTGGGCTATTCGATATGTTCGGCGCTTGGGGCTTTCTGTGACGAAGCAGGAGTGGGTGAGCGCACTCAACAAATCCTTCAAGAGCTACACGAAAGCTGCGACGGACAAGCGTAAAGCCAATGATCTTATTGAGAAACTAAATGGCATGCTCGATGTTGATCTCGAGATGGAGTCTGTAACACCAATTCTAGACAAGTCTAAATTTTCAAACATCAATGTATCGTGGTCCAACACTGTCATCGATTGGAGGGATTCATGGACGAAGCTTGATGACATTTACGGCGGGTGGGTAAGTGAAAGTCAAGAGAGAGTTCCTAAGAAAACTGTTGCACCTGTTGTACAAAACAAGAAACACAAACCATGGATGGACTTGCTAGACAAGCAAGCTAAGAAACATCGTAAACATGATATGAAGCGTTGCTCTTGACAAGCGTATCAATGTTGGTGTACGATGACAGCAATTAGCAGATGGCTGCTAACATTCTTAGGAGGGTGTATGAAACAACTTAAAGTACGTTGCATCGACAGTCTGAATGCAGAGGGCTTCTTAACTGAAGGTCAAGTCTACACAGTAAAGGGCGAATATTGGGGGGGTGCTGACTATTGGTTAGAAGAGTGTGACATGTCATGGAGCAAGAGTCGCTTTGAGATTGTTGAAGAGGAAACATCACAACAATCACAAGAGGAATACACAGGTGGCAGCGTCAGCTACTACAGTATTTCCGTTGACAACCCAACCGACCCTGACAAGGCTCCCTACGTAGCAGAGTGTAACGATATCATTGAGGCTCTTGGCATGAACTACGCTGAAGGGAACGCTTTCAAGGCCATCTGGCGCTCTTGTGCTGCACGCAAGCTTGGCAATGCTAAGAAGGGCTATGACGACGGATTGTATGACGCTGAGAAGGTTGTATTTTTTGGCAATAGGATGGTTGCAATGGCTAAGAATTGAAGGCCGAGTTCATTTTCGATTTCTTGTTCAGTTTCTAGCCAAAAACTCGATCCTGGTCCGGGAATATGCACCTACTGGGATCAACGAGGCATGTTTAGAATTTCCCCCAACAACATGCCTCTCTTCCCTCTCCCTTCACATCCTCCACAACACACCTAACAATCTCTTCCCGGCCCCTCTAGACAAGGCTCCGCCCTGCTACCTCTTGGGCTGCATCTTTTAGGCAAAATCCTCCCCTTTCCCCGTTGTAGAACGTGGCTTAGTTTTCTTCTGGCAATAAAATCCCTACCTTAATCTACTAGGGAATTCGGCATATTCAATAGTACGCCTGTCCTGTAGAGGCTTCCCTATCAATTCTGATAGGGCGGCTGAACTATGCTATGCGTTAAGCATCTAACAGAAGCTAGAAAGCGCAAGAATTACAATCCAGTTACACCACTATAGACCCTGTGGAGCAGTCTGTACAGCAAAATTATCACGCAATTCTCACATTCGTGTGAGAGCATGCCTACAGGGTACTGGTTGCATATACAGCAATGGTGTGAGAATTCGCGCATATCACGGTTGAGACAAGAAAGATAGGGGTATATGAAAATTTCTATTGACAGCGACAACCTATACGTTTAAGATTCACTCCATCGACGCAGCAGAGACAACAGTTAAAGCGGCGACAAGACAACTAACTTAACGTACACACGCATATACATACAGGAGAAATATCATGGCACTTCGTCAATTTGTGGTTCGCACCTCGCCCCTGACCCATGAAGCAATGATTGTGGACGCGGCAAGCCGAGACAACGGCCGTCTTCGTGCGATTGTTCAAGGCAAGGAAGTTGAAATCGGCATGGACACGTATATGGCTTCCGGTTCTGTTGATCTTCCATCGGCAGAGAAGATTGTGCGAGCGTGGGCCAAACAACACAACATTCCAGAGACGGACGTAATGGTGCGAGTTCGACTCCCGAAGACTAATGTTAAGCCTCGTGAAAAAGCGCGCAAGACGAATGATGTGACAGCAACCAACCTGTCCCTTGTCAAGAGCGCTGAGAAGCCGGAACAAGACTTGACGGCAATGGCTCAAGCGATGCAAAATGCTCACAACGAGCAGAAAGCTTCGGCAAACAATCCTGAGGGTGCAACTGTCAAGCGCACTGAGGAAGAAAAGAAGGCAACTGCTGACGGTAAGAAAAAACGTGGCTACACTCGCAAGACTGAGGAGCAATCTGCACGGAGCAAGGCAGCAATGGCCCGCTACCTCAAGGAGCTAGAAGCTACCAGCCAGCAATCGCCCACGATCATGGAACCCGTCAAGCCCGGTCCCGGCGTTACGCAAGAACAGATTGACTCTGCGGTCATGGAGCTTGCGGTTGCGATTGCGAAGGTTCTGAAGGCTAACCCCGGAGCACTGTAAAGCATATCCCTCCCTCGTGCATGTTGATGCATGTTTGCCAGCCCTAACCCGGCTGGCTTTTTCTTTTGTACGATACGAAAAGTCCTTGACAGCTAAGATTCTTAAGCCTACACTGAAGGCTCTTAAGAATTCAACACAAGGAGAACACCATGACCAAAGATGAAGCTATTGCCCTGTCTAAAACTGAATTCTGGACCGCTATGTCCTACCGCGAGCGGGCGATGTTCCAGATGTTTGAAGACAAACTGTGTATGCCATTTGATGTATTTCATGAAGCTTTAGAGAAGACGCTTGATCGTCCTGTTTGGACACATGAATTGGCGATGAACTATGATGGCATCAAAAAAGAACTTCTTGGAGAACGGCCTGCACCAACTTTTGAAGATATTCTTAATATGATTCCCGCTGAGAAGCGTGTTATTGTGTTTGCGGGAGAATAACATGCAACTTACACCCATGACCGTCAAGAAATTTCTCTCCGCACCAATCGACGTAAGACTGTGGAACGGAAACTTCAACAAAGCTGTCGTCAAAGTGAAGAACAACAAAATTGAATATGTACTGGAGCTATCGGACACTCACCTAAGTTTGCGAGAGTTTTCCATAATCAAGAGCGAGCGAGTAGAATTTGTTGTGTGGAGAAGTGCGCACACTGGAACTCATGAAGCCTTACCTACCGAACTTGAACCCGTCGTGCAAAAGATGCGCGAGAAAGTAAAGATGACGGACGAGTATGCGATGCGGATTTACGGTGAAAACCTCGCTGCCGTTCGAGAGTTTCATGCACAATTTTTGCTGTAAAGGAATAACATGAACACACAAGAACACATCGCAGAAATGCTGACACTCTTGCGGGATGCAGCCCGTGCTTGGAACAATGAAAATGAAAGCGAATTGGATGCCGTTATGGAACGTGTCGAATGCTTCTTGATCGATTCTCGCGACAGTGTATATGTGCAGCGTGACCCTCAGTATCCGCCTCGGAAGATCGCCTGTCGTGAGCCCTACAAGGTCGTAGGTACAATTGACGACAACACAAAAGTTCTCGGAACCACTCATGGTGAGGTGAAGAAGGTGATTGAGGAAGGGTTTGCAGAGCAGTTTCGCATGATTGGTGAGAAAGAACATGGAAAATAAATTTATAATCGTTATTGAAGCGGACAACAAACGTGCGCATGCAGCCTACACAAAAGGTTTGGAAGACCTTGACCTGTTGTGGCCGCAGATTGTTGAGCACTCCACACGGCGCGATGCCCGTAACCAAGCTTGGTATGAAAAGGAGTTGGCAATTTACAAGGAACAACAAGTCAAAGCAGAACAAATGCAAGCCGCCTACGACGAAGAGCTTAAACGTTGGCGGAATTCTATGCGAATGTCTCCACGTCCTGTGGAACCACCCGAACTATACATGGCGCGATCTTACTACTTGCGTATGGAGCCTCTTAAATACCCGCCACACATCAAATACTACGAAAGCATCCGGGCAGAACTGAAGCGTATGGCAGACCTAGCTGGTGCAGCATTAGGACCATACCGCATGACTGAGCATCAAGTTCAGGAGATGATTGCGTGGGAGGATGGCAGTCGTATCGAATCTATCAAGCTAGAAATGCAGAGACAAACAACCTAAAATAATTTCGCTTGCCCATTGACTAACAGCCGTTTCTACTCTAATATCTGTTCACTAACCAAAACAGGGAGAGCAGAAATGGCTGACCAACTAACGCTAGACGAAATCACGATCATGGGTGTAACCCAAGAGGAGTTGTTCGGCTACATCAGGCGCTCATCGTCAGGTAAGGAATGGCCTGCAACGATTGTAAAAGGTGCTGTAGAATACTCTTTCGATGTTACGTATGAGCTTCCTGTCGAAATGCGAACCTACATTCAAGCTGCGAGGTATGTGAGAAAATGAAAATGAGCAAAACAGTTGAAGACGTTATAAATTTTCACCCTGAGATTGTGCAAGGATATCGTGAAGACAATTTGCTAACAATCCTTGTGGCATACTTCATGACTATCGAGAACATCAAGGAAGCGGCTGCAACTCGTCTTGCTAAAGCTTATATCAATTTGCTGTTGAAACACTTGGAGGAATGATGAACAATGCTATTACAACAGTTAAGCATGTGCTATACACCGGGTGTACGCTTTTAACGTATGCTTTCGGCTTGACCCTCTTGAATCAAGCACAAGAGCTTAACGACCTTGCAAAAGCGCTCTCATTAGCAATCATCGGGTTCTCTGGCTATTTGAGCTACGAGTTAATGACAACGAAAGATTACAAGCTTATGCCTGTGTTGTTGTTCGGTGCTGCCATTGCAACGATGATTGGCATGATGTGTCTTTATTACTGAAAGGGGCCAACATGAAGAAAGCATTTATTGCTGTAGGGCTGGCGTTTGTAGCATTCGTTGCGACAGTGGACTATCTACAGGCGTCCTACAAATTACAACATCAACACGAAGAAATTGCTTCGACGTATGAGAAATGAAATGTGTGTATGCACAGTAAGGATTTCATTTTGGAATCTGAAACGTGTTCATATCGGCAATTTCGATGCCAAGCCGGGATGCATACACCCTTGGGATCAACGACCTATATTCCCTTTTTAGCCCTGCACAGCAATGTGTGGGGCTTTTGCTTTTGTGGAGATGGGAAGAGGAAGCGCCGCAGTATGCAATTGCTTATCGTGATAATGAATTTTCTTGTTGGTTGTAGGGCGGCACAGCAGGACAAGTCTATATAGAGATGTGCGAAAACCTTGTGTTGATTGCTTTTTCGTGCTTTAAAGTGCTTGACATGTGTTTTTGTGTGGTCTAAGATGCTCTACATGGACAGCGCAATAGGGCGCTAACAACACAAGGAGAGCAACATGCAAGCTATCATCACCAAGTACTACGAACCTACTAACACTCGTGGATCGCGCATTACTGCAAAATGTGACGCTGGCAGTGTAACGATCCCCTATCCGTACGAACTGTCAGGCGAAGCCGTGCACCGTAAGGCGGCAGAAGCGTTGCGTGATAAGCTTGGTTGGAACACTGACTATTACGGCAACATGGCTAGTGGGCAGATTCCTGGCGGTGATTACGTTTTCGTTTTTGTTAAGTGAGAACATCATGGCAGAACAATTCGGAAACTACCTCGTCTCTAACAGTAACGGAAGCCGTAATCAGCAACCATGCGTGACAGTGCGTCGCATCGACGGTGCAATTGTGGCACGAGTACATTCGCCACACAGCCAGCCCTTGAGGCATCTTCGCAATTGGATTGACTCAGAAGAACGGGCAGAGCTAATTATGAAGCTACAACAGGCAGGCGTTGATGAAATTACGATTAACAAGATTCTGCGAAAGGGTTGATGTATGGACAAAATTATTTACACACTCATCACTAAAGGTGGCGGAGTTGATGGACGAGATTTCATGGACAAAGGTGGCCACGTAATCGCAGCGTCCTACGATCGAAAAGACTTAGAGAAAAATAAAAACCTTCCTTGGTGCGATATAGTTCCACAAGTTGTAGATACAGACAAAGCAAAGAAAGTCGCATTGGCTAAGCTTTCACCTATCGACAAACTTGTGCTAGAACTTCCTACTGTAAAGAGGTAACACGATGCTCACCCTCAAATGGTCCTACGCTACAGGCAACGAATACGATTTCTCATGCAATGACTCGTCAAAGATTGGGCAACTCTATCGCTTGAAGATGCTGGAACAAGGAGTTGTCAAGGTTGAATTGTGGAGCGACAACACACTTTGTCTTGAGTGGCAGAAACAGGAAGGCGACGAGTAAAATTCTTATGAATGTGCTTGACAGGCTTACCAAGCTTAAGCAATAATAAGCACATAGACAAATAACGGAGGATCAAATGAGAGCTTGGAAACACATTATTAACATTGCCCAATACATCACCGAAGATAACAGCAAAGAAGCTGTATTGAAAGCTGCTAACGGTGTTATGTCAGAACTTGCAAGGCTGCCGCAAGACGAGGAAACAGAACATTTCAAATGGGAATTTGAAGAGATTGCAGAACAAGCTAGGCATGCAAGTGATGACGAAGCGGATTATCTTGTCGATGAATTTAACTATAAACTAAACAATCTCTATGATTGGGCAGATAATCGTCGTATTTGGCTGGGGATTTAATCATGCGGCCAATCAAAACAAAATACTACCAAGGGAAGCGTTATCACGATCCTGTGCAAGTGAATAGTGCAAGTGATGCTAATTGGGCTGTTGCTAAGTGTGTAGCTCACATGCAAATCAACCATTACGAAGCATCTAGTGCTGAAGTGTATGACGACGAAACAGGAGAGCTACACGCGATTGTGACACGAAGCGTTAACGGGCAGATTCGCATTGATTACCGTCGTGACCCTGTTAAATTTGAAACACGCCTAGCCATTGGCGCATTGTTTGGAAAGGGTAAATGAGAATGAATAATTTTCAAACTGTTTGGCTTGAAATTGCCGACCATATCAAAGATGAGTTTGTCCGCAAGTTCGGATATAGCAAATGGTATAAAATGTTTGATGAGGCTAAAGACGAAGAAACTGGATTGGACCTATATAAGCGCGCTGTCTCGGAGCTTGCAAAATGAACAAACAACAAGCCCACGAGCTAAAGCTTAAGATTGCCATATTCGCCGAACTCACAGCCATTCTCCATTGGGCACAAGGGGCTGGGCAGGCAGAGCTTGAGAGCGCACTTGCGCAGAGGGATCGGGCGAGGGATGATGTTTACAGCTATATAGACTCGCTCGTCTGCAACAGCACAGAATGAAATGATTCAGATTGTAAATTCGGCCGCCATATGCATAATGTTTGAAAATTCCCGGATGTGCGCGGCCTCTCTTTTGAAGCCATTTATTTCTGTGTTAATTATTGGTATTTCATTTAAAACTTTCTTTTCAAGTAAGTATGCCGCCTCCCCTGACATTTCAAAGAGGTAAGTTTCTTTAATCTTATACCCGGATTCTGAAAGGTATTGTTTGTGTCGTTTAACCCGTTCACCAAAATCTTTCGTTATTCCAAACCCTACAAACGAATTATGTTCACTTTCGCACACCAATACGTAAAATACTGCGGGTTTAGATCGGTCAAAACCAGACTCGGCGCAACTTGGACAACCTATGTCAAGTCTAAGGAAGTTAGATTTCATCGGAAACCAGTTTCCATGATCCACACAGTTCATCTTTAATCGCTCGTTGTCTTCGCAAACACCTTCACATTTCCACTTTTTGTTCCTCGCATGCTTGTTGGCTTTATATATGAGCTGTTCTTCAGTTAACGCTCGGTATCCACCTAAACATCGACAAGGGGTGTTGCCTCGCATTAGTGAATTGTAGTTTACCTTAAATACACACCCACCTATCCCGGCCCTGCTGTATTCATCAACTTCGCAAAGCTTGCATTTTACTTTCCATTCAAGTTTATGCTCTCTACAGAAAATATATTTATCGCCATAAATTCCATTCTCCAATATCTTATTAATCGATACTTCTAGATTATCGGAGCTTTTTTCTCGGAAACATTCAGGACATCTGCGACCTACTCTAACGTTAGTTAAAGTAGTTGTATTCCATGTGTGCCCAGCTTTACAAATAAAACTCAACTTTGTCTCAGATGTCAAATTCGTAAACGGCCCTATAAAAGTGTGCCCTTCTAACTCGCATAACTCTTTTATGAATCTCAAATACTCTGGTTGCCGCGCGGCAACTGGTCTTCCTTTGAGGGTCGTCATACACCGTACTCCTCGGCGTATTCTTTCATCAACTTAAAAATCTTAGACAACTTTTTAGACTGTACGAGCTTCGCGACCATTGCGGAGTCTTCTTTCTTGGTGTAGTATGTAATCAGTTTGTGATAGCTCTGATCTTGTACAGTGTTAAAACGAACGGCAATAGCGTCAACAGACGCGGATTGATAGTCAAACGAGCGTGACATTGTGTTTCCTTTAGGTTGGGAGTTGAAACAGACTTACGAACGTAACATTGCATTACGCTAATAACAATATTATATACCTAGGACGGTGTATTGTCAAATATCAACAGATATGCATAGTAAATATCTCTTGTAAACCCGCCCTCGCTGTGCTACATTGAACACATGGGCTAACACAACACACACAACGGAGGAAAACATGAGCAAGCTTAAAGCATTCATTGCACATATGTTTGAAAGCAAATGGATTTATAACGAGGACGCCTCTGTGCGAGTACACAAGGAGACGGGGAAGACGGAATATAGACATTGTGATGGATTTGGCGGCTGGTGGGCAGATGAACCGTTTTAAGAGAATGTCATGCAATTAAACTGGAAATCCCCAGCAACACGAAAGCGCATGCAAGAGGCAATCTTCACACTGACGAATCCTCATTTTCCTGATATCAAGTTGATTGACGAGTGGGAAGACACTTCTGAAGGAGCTTTGCAAGATTTCTGTGCGGAGTATTCTTTCATTCCTTGGTGGACAGGCATTGGTATTATCGAGGCTGCATATTTGCTTGTTGAGACAGCTTTTGAGAATGGGAATATTGATTCTGACGGAAACGTTAAACTGTAATAACAACTAAGGAGTTTCAAATGGCATACCCTGAAAATGATAGTCAGTTTGAAGAAGCAAAGATTTCCAGTGTTAAGAAATATGAATCCTCGTGGTGCATTGAACGTGATGATGGCTGGAGCTTTTCTGTTGACAGCAATTCTCCTGTTGTGCCGGAAGTCGGTATGACTGCACGATTCTACGGCAAGGGTATTGGTTATGTTGTGCGCGGGTTGTATCTGGACGGAAAGAAAGTGTTCTATAGATCGGAAGAAGAACAAGAGAAGCACTTCGAGCTTGAAACATATGGTAAAGACGCACAAGAATGGCTCAATCGTTGGGATGAAGGGCGTTCTGTTTGGTCTGTCTCGATGGGAGGATTTGGGCCAGGGTACGAACAAGCTATTCAGATTGCAGCCGTAGAGGTTGTACGATTCCTGCTGGAAAAAGCGTACGATGCTTCATTGTGGAGCAATGCGGAAGTGTGGAAGGGTGTAAGCAAAGAGATTGAAACGGAGATGTTTAATCGCCTTGACAAGCTTGGTTTGTCCGGGGCGCAGTACGGTGCTTCTGTGAATCTTGCAACCGTAATTTATCGTCAAGGGCCAGCTTACGTAAAGAGTGCACCAAGTGACAGACAGATTCAAGTTAGTAAGAATTTTCCAAGCTTGTGATAAAATCCCCTTGACAACCGCTCGTAATCGTCCTATCCTGTAATAGCTCGCTAACAATCTTATGAATCTTACTTGGAGGAGTGCATCATGCAAACCACAAAGCCAGCTAAGGAAATTGTAAGGCAATATATGCAGCAGCGTATTACGGAGCGTAGTGCTCCTCCGGGATTGGAAGCGATTAGGACGATGTTAGGGTGGAAATTAATAGAGGCTGGGAGGAAATAATATGGAACGTGACAAGAACGGATATGCAGTGCTGACAGTAGCACGTAAGAAATACTACATCACACCTTATCAGGGATATTATGCTGTGCGCGACGTTACAGGCGCTATTGTGCGGATTGACGGCAATCAGCAACTTATCTTCGAGAGTGAAGATGCAGCTATCAACTATTTGAGGCAACCATGAGCCGCAACAAACAACAAGGGAAATATGCCGGGAAGCTTGGCAGGAAGCATTATAGGACGCGCTTAGAAGATGCCAAAGTGTCTATTGTGGATTGTTATTATGAGGAGTGGGCAAGGGATCATAGGGCGCCTAGCAAGGCTGCTAGAGACTTCTTTGGAGGTGGGGATATTGGAATCTTTCGATTGATGCGGATGAGGGTGTTATAATGGACTACAGAGCATTGCTTAAGAAGTACATGCTGTTCTTGCTGTATCGTGAAGGTAGCTGTTTTGTTGATGAAGATGGGCCGGAAGAGTTGTACGGAGAAGCTAAGCATATGAGTAAGGATGAGAAGCAAGAACTTGCAAGGATTTCTGATGAAGTGTTTGATGAGGATACTTTATGACACGCCTATATTATTTTGAAATCAGGGATAAGTACATCGGAGAAGGAAATATCGATGTTCCTGTTAGTTATCACTCTTTGTGCAACGCTAGGTTTTTCATGTCCGAAGATTCTGCACAGTTTTGGTGTGATACGTATTGCAAAGACTTTCCAGACGCTGTATTGTGCTCTTTTGAGGCTACAAATTGGCGGAGGGAGGAATGATGATAGAGTACGAACCTAGAACAATTGGCAACTTATACGCCATCTCTGTCAACGGAACAATTCTAGCCCACAAGAACGGCGAGCCTCGTACATACAAAAGCCACAAGAAGGCTTTTAAAGCCTCTCAGAGCCTTGGAAATGGTGCGCATGTGGTTTCTGTCATGCTAACTGTTCCGGAGGCTTTACAGCCTGTTAAAATCGATTCTAGCACGGTTGCAGAAGTGTTGAGGGAGATTGCTAACCAATATGACACGGGACATCCTAGAATTGCTATCTGTGACTTGCGTTCAGATGTGTATGTTCGTACGCTTCGTCATACTCCGCTTGGTGAGAAACCAGTGATCGAGAAAGGAGATAGGGATATGGTGTATGAGTTGCACTTGAAATGGTATTGCGATGTTGCTACTGTGAGGGACAAGGAATGATTACAGAAAACCAAGTATGCGTGTTGCGTGACATGCTGCACGAAGCTAACACAGACTGGCTCATGTCCCATCTGTCCATCGAGAAAATGGGGAATAGGCATTTTGTTATTGTTGTGGAAGGGGCGAGTGAGCAGGATGTGGAGGAGTTGTTTTGGGATGCGCAAGCCGCATTAGAACTTACTGACGAGGACTTGAGCAAGCCTCACACTTGCGGACTGTCGGGTAAATATTATGGAGTTTGCCCATTGTGCAAGGATTGACAGCAGCCGTCCTTCAGGACAATTCCCGACAAGGGTGCACAAGCGTCTTTTGTTGTGTGTGGCTTGCGCGTTATGCCGTTGCTGGTTCTATGACCATCTCAACTACTCGGATAGGCTCGATATTCAATTTAGACTTATGGCCCACTGTGTCGCGCTTATTCCATAGTGGTTGATGCTCAAGAATCATCTGCGCTTCGTAGAATAAGACATCTGGACCGGAATCGAAAATGTGAAACTCCATACGGCTAATTTCTGCGATGTCTTTATCCTTAATATGGCTGCTCCACCGAGTAAAGAAGTTATTTGTTTTACCGATATACAGCACTTCGCCATCACAATCAAAGAAGAAATAACAAACGTAAAGAGCATCCCTCAATGCCCCTTGCACATCTGGCGGAGTTACTAAGTGCTTCAACGGTTCAGGTTTAATTGACTCTTTTCTGTACCTTGAAGAGATGATTAGTTTCTGATACTGATCTTCAGCACTCTCTAGCTCTGCGTACGCTTTTAACATATCGCGTTCTGACATCTTCTCCACTACATCGCACCCTAGTTGCTCGTCTAGCGATAGCGAACTTTCATATTCCCTTCTGTCGTACTCTATCCACTTGTCCTCATAAGACGGTGCGCGATGATACGCAGCATAAGCCGCAATAATATTCTCGTCCGGTAATTCCCACGCTTGATTGTCGTATAGAATTCTAGCCAGAAAAATCCTCTTCTGATGTATCGTACTCATTCAATAAACTTTCTTCAATATTAGTAACAACTTCTTTATCTTGAACATCTAACAATTCTTGATTGTAGAGACTGCGCTTGACCACTTCCCGACGGATCAACAGTTGGATCAATCCACACGCTTGCATGTATCGTTGTGCTTGCCTTTCACCGACACCGAGCGCATCACTGATGATCGCAGTAGACAACTTGTCCAGCTTCGACAGTAGACGATACACAACAGTTGTAGACAACGGACGAGTGTTGCCATTCATGTCCAGGCGCACAACACCATGAAACACATCTTCAAACGTTGGTGGCAACGTGCATTCCTTCATACTCCACACAACACCGTCGAACAGTTGCACAAGGTCAGCATTGTCCAGCACAACAGGTTTACGCCCCTTGCTGCGCTCAGGTTCAGGCTTAATCTCATACGTCCACTCTGCATCCGGCTTCCACTTTGGAATCCGCTTCTTCAGCTTCGCGAGTAGTTGCGGCGTCATCTCCGCACACTGCAACGGCTTACGCTCGCGCTGATCGTAGTAGGGAGGTTTGCACGCTTCCCACACTGATACGCCATACACTTCCATTACCGACACCTATTATAAGAAGAAACTATAAATCTTGCACAAAAGCAATTACCGACACCTATTAATACACAGAATCCAACTTGGCAGACAATTCAGCAAACTTGTACAAACGATAAGCTTCCTCGATCTTGCTAGACATCTCTTTATCATCCTTCCAGTTCTTCCTGATAGCATAGATAAGTTGTTTGCTAGAACTCTTGAACTTTTCGACAATCTCTGATACAGTGGCGTTACGGTAATCAAAATTCTTACGTGGCATACATTCCTCATAGTGTTGTGTTTAACTATGGAATTATAGTATGAGAGATGTCCTGTGTCAATTAATTTACCGACTTAAAATAGCATAACTAACCCTGCTAACGCGGTTAGACAAGCATAAGAATGCTGTAAGGTCTAGCACACAAACAACAATAAACCAAAGAACAACAAAAATAAGCAATAACTAACTTATTTTAACAAAGTAAACAACCCCTCGCACAACAATCATAAGAATTGTACGCTTGCGTACAATTTGTAAGAATGTGCTTGACATGCCTAGAAGTAGCTCCTATACTCCTTACATCAACTCAACACACAACGGAGCAACGAACATGTACAACCAAGCATTCAACACAGAAATCGAAGCTAACGAATTTGTTGCTTTCCTGCAAAAGCTTGGTAAGCATCCCCGTGTCATCAAAACTGTGACGAAGGTTATTGTAACGTTTGAAACTCCAATCATTTAACAGGAGATTGCCATGCTACTCACTCAAATTCTTCTAATCGCCCTCTTCCTTTCCTTTGTAGCCCTCCTCTCATTCTGTGCTGTAGCTGTGCTGAAAGAGGCTTTCAAGGCTGAGAAAGCACATGAGAATAGCATTCTGTGGGAGGGGCAAAGCTGGGAGGCTAGGAAGCGTCGTTTTCAAGAGATGGGGATTTAACATGATTCATAAATTTATCTTGATTCTAATTATAGGAAACACTAGCCACACTGCCGCAGTGACAACCCTAGGAGAATACGAAAGTGTCGAATTGTGTCAAAGTGCTGCTAGTGCTGTAAAGAAATATCTTGATGAGAAAGTTTTTTGGGAATACAAATTCATCTGTGCTGCTAAGAATTAAGGAAATTGAATGACTCTCGACACCGTTCTCCTCGTGCTAGGCATTATTGCTGCTGTGGGCATTGTTGGCTGGCTTGTGTATCTCATATTCTTTAAGGACTATAAATGAAAACTTACAAAGTAACTTACGATACAATAGAAGCCTACGATCCAGAATATAGCTGTTGGAAACGTACAGTTGTTAGTGCAGAATCTTATGACGATGGAATTAGCAATTTTATTGCACAGTATCCCGGCAATAAGATTTTCTCTATCGATGAAGTAGATGAGAATGGCAAGTACATTTAAGGATAAATAATCATGGCTAAGAATGATAGTGTACAACTCTTGCAAGACAAAATAGCTTTGTTGAAGGAGGCTAGGAGGCTGATCGAGAATCGACAAGAACTTTACATTTGTTATGCTATTTATCGTTCCACCTCATTAGTGGAAAACACTTACAACAGGTATGTTGCGGCGGATAAGCTATGCTCCTTTATCCAGGATGCGTTAGAGGAATGTTATTATTTCGGCGAATGGTTTTCAGCTAATAGAAAGGGCTGGAAAGACGACATGGACAGCTTGCGGCAATACAGGCTGCAATGGATCACATGGATGATCGCATGTCTGCAAGAAGACTTGGAAGCTTTAGCTTCCTCCCTTGCATCCAAGCGCCCCTAACTCAAGCAGAGCTTTCGTTAGTTGTTGCAATGTCTTGAGGAGGATTTGGCTTGGAAGAATAAGAAACACAAGAAAGCGTAAGAAAGGGCTTGCAATGTGTTGTGGGAGTGCTATACTGATGATACTCACTAAAGTTCGTAAGTTAGGTTCATGGGCAGCACGAATAGCATTCTTGAGGAGAACATCATGATTGACTTGACACAATTTGTAGGTAAAACTGTTGCAGCAATTAAACTCTCTAGGTCCGGGGCAAGCCTACTTATCGTGTTCACCGATGGGAGTGAAATCGAGGTGAATGCACAGGAAAACAAAGGTCAATATCCGACACTGCACATTTATTAATAAGAAAGCGTAAGAAATCTGTTGACATGGTGTTTTTTTGTGCCTACAATGGAATCATCGCATCTAAGGATGCAATTCGATAGGAGAACAACATGAAAGCATCAAAGATTAAAAATCTTACACGTGTCCGCATTAAAGGAAAGTTGTACGAATGGAATGATGTGTTTGGTGCATACTGGTCTGTAGAAGGGAAGCCTGGAGAGTTACAAGAAGAAGATTTAAAAGATGTTGACAAGGACAACTTAGATAGTGCAACTTGGAACGAAAACGATCACTGAGCCTAACATGAACAAGCTTCTTCCTCTCTGCATCCTGTCACTATTCGTGCTATACGGCTGTGTAGAGTCTTCCAAGTCGTACGCCAGGAATCATCCTCAAGATGGGCTTATGTTGAAGATGTCTTATTGCATGGACATGCAGCGATATGAAGGGAAAGGCTTCGAGGATGTGGGCTGTAAAGTGGGACATGGGAATGGTAAGATTGGTGTTAAGAAAGACATAATCAAGAAGCTTGTACAGCGCATCAACATCTATCGAGACAGCTACGAATACACACAGCTTGTCGGCAAGGATGGGCTTGTAGTGTGGTTTAAGGATGATAGTGTTGGTAGTAGGGAGAAATCTACAGTGTGGCAGGATGGAAAAGGGAAGCTTTACATTGTGTTTGAGAGGGAGGACTAAAAATGATTTTCGTTATTAACTTTGTTGTGCTGGCTTTCTTGTCGCTTCTGTGGAAAAAGAGCACATGGTTTAATTTCAGCATTAAAGCACTCCTGTTCGCATTGTCTTGTGCAAATGCTTTCTATGCGCTACAATCGTTTGGGTATGTTGTGAGGGTGTGAGGAGGGATTATGACAACCAAAGTGTTTATGATCGAAAGTGAGCGTGGATGGGGCTCTAAAATTGATGAAGTGAAAGAGTTTCCTACGTATGATGAAGCTTTAAAGTTCTGCGACGATTACAACAAGAAATGGAATAGCTGGCCTATGGTGCCTGATTGGTACATTGTTGCTAGAATGGAGGATGAATTCAAATGACAGCACATGAATTAGCTAAGAAGCTGCTAGAGATGCAGGATGTTGAGGTTGTGCTTGACATCGATTATAAATCATACACTGCTACAGGTGTTTATGAATACACGAACGTTTATGATGATACAGAAATAAGGATTTATTCTGATGAACAACATTAAATCATACGAGGCAATTGCACGGGAAGCTGGGTTTAGACTGCGACACGCTACTAGCGGCTATTATTGGGTATTCCGTTGCCGTGCATCTGCAAGCTTCTACAACACACAAGAGGAAGCCTGGAAAGCTTGTTGTGAGGAGAATAGTCTATTATGACAAACGAGAAACCACAAGACACGCTTACGGTTGTGTTCATGACTGTTATTCTGCTGATCGGCTTGTGGCTGGCAGGGATGATTGCTTACGTGTTCTGGCAAGGTGTTTCTACAGCAGCTAGAGTGAAAGAGGCACAGAAACAGGCGCTAGAGCACACAATCGAGATGAATCATTGCAAGACTACTGGCTATGTGTATAAGAGTGATGCAAGAGTGTTTCTCTGCGATGATGGGGAGACGTATCGAGAGGATAGGGTGCAGTACACGTTGGAGCGTATCAAATAAGTCTGTTACAAATTAGCTTGATAATGTGCTTGACGTGCTTAGGGTTCCTGTAGCGAACCCATGTCTGATAGGCTAATCTGGCGCTGCCCGATAGCTTTGCTGTAGCAGAAAAGAGACAGCGAAAGAATATTGGGAATTTGTGCTTAAGGGGCTTGTGTTTGGGTGTAGAGCGACTATAATAAACACATCGAGACAACAACCCCACCTAGGAGCAACTGCCATGAACATGACCCAAGCCACCAAGTACGCATCTGATGCAGGACTGGAATGCGTGTACAAAAGCATCGGCAAAGTATGGAATGCATACAACAACAAGACTGGTGAGAAGGTTGTCTTTGATGCAAAGATGATTCGCAATCAAAGCGACTACTTTAAAGCGCTTGTTGACAAGTGCGCTAATCCCACTCACTTGAAAGCATACAATGTCAAAGAGGGTGACACTGGCCAGAGCTACGGCACCATTTGGGCAACTGATGAGCAACAAGCCAAGGATAAAGTAGCACAACAGTACGGCTTTGATACGGAAGCTGATTGGTCGTCCTCTATGTACCACACTTCGCATGTTGTGGGTATTGGTGGACAGGACAAGTCACACTTGGTTGTGGTTGAAGTAAAGTAATCAGACAACTAAATAGCAACACAAATAGGCGTCCTACGGGGCGCTTTTGCTTTTGTGCGAGTGCTTTTCTATGTGTCTGTATGGCGTGCTGCGTAGTGTAATTGGGGACAGAGTGCTATGTAGGTCTATTATTTAGACCGTGTTCAGTTTGACAAAAATTAGTTGTCGAATGAGAAACTGAAAACCTTGGTCATCAATGAGCCCTATCGAGCATCGATCAACACTCGCCAAACGTGTATTCTGTACAGTGCATACACACAGATCGACGTGCAAGCGTGACGAGACAGCGCCTATCAACAGCATGGCAGCAGCTAACGAGGAGCTAGGGCTGTGAGAGGGCGATCCGTGTGAGTAGGAGCGGATAGAGGGCCACAGAGGGGCGCTATGGGGTGAGGAGAGGGGATGGGCAGCGGTTGCTACTGGTGACGGGCAGCTATCGTGCGACGGGATGCACAGGTGGAGGGTAGGCTATTGGCCCGAGTGTGAACAGGTATGTGAAGCTGTACAGTAGTTTGTGTAAAAGGCGTCTCGGTATTCGTGATTTACACAGACTCAGGAAGGCCCCTAGATGGGCCATAGAGGCGTCATGCACGAGAGTGGCTGTCTCCCACGCAGATATTTTGGAATCCCTACTACGGCCCTTTTCCGGGCTGGGCGGCCCCATTAAGCCATGAAACCGCCTCAGCGATACTTTGGACCTGACCTTCCCATCTGTCCCAAATAACCACACTTGTCAGAAAATTTTATATCCGAAAAATGCAAAAAGGAGGCGTACCCGAAAGTACCCTCCTAGCAAATATGCAGCAACCTGCGTCAAATTGTAATATTTCTTTCTATACAGACACTTGCACGAGATATTTCAAGCAAAATCTCATCAAGAAATATTGAGCCTTTCCATCAAATTACACACAGTTTTTGCATACCATGTTTTGCCCCGGTGCGTCTTCGTCCCATATTTGTTCAAGTCGGCAGCGATGGCATTCACAGACATGCCAGATTTCCGCATACGTTCAATATTTGGACGCATGAACTCTGCGAAGGCATCTGCTTCCATCTGCACTGCCTGTTTACTTTTTTGCACAGCTTTAGGAATAGCTCTACGTACGCTTGGGATATTTGTACCCAAAGGCTCCCCACGAGCTTTCTTTGCAGCGAGTGCAGCTTTCACACGTTCTGCGATCTTTCTACGTTCTTCTTGTGCGATCATCGAACGAAGAGAGATTTCCAAAGGGGAGCAGTTGATTCCGGTTTCCACGGACATAAATTTGCGACCTTTATCCAGCAATCCATGAATGAACGATTCCCGGCGAGAGAGTCGGTCTAGTTTTGACGTGAGGATATAGCAATTTTTAATACGTTCTGCTTTCTCAAATGCAGCCTTGAGCACAGGACGACGATCAAGGTCGTATTTACCGCTGACGTATTCTTCGCACACTTCCACGATTTCCAAGTTATGAAGCTTGCAAAATTGCTGCATATCTTCAAGTTGTGCTTCCAAACCAAGACCAGATCGTTTCTGATCTTCAGTGGATACACGGGCGTAGAGGATTACTTTTTTCATGTTGTTCTCCTTGTTTGAGTTGATAGAAGTATTCTACACCAGAACTTTGACGTACACAACAGTGTTTTACACAAATACCACAAAAACAAAAAAGCCCGCCAACCTTCGTCAGCGAGCCTGCGAGCGACAATCAATCCCTGTCTAGTGCATCTTTAGCATCTTTCCACCCATCATCATAGCCATTTTCATAAGAGTCTTCAGCATCCTCTAGTTCATAAATCCGTTCCTGAAGGTGCGCTACAATCTCAAGGTAATCCTCATAACGAACATACCTGCCATAAGAAAGAGGAAGTTCGCCATGCTCGTTAATGTCGTAACGTGTAATGTCTGTCATCAATCCCTCCAAGAAGTTGAAATATCATATCCACCAGAACAATCACAAGACTTATTCTCAGCTTTCTTAACCTTCTCCTCAAGAACACCAGCAATGCGAATGAAGTCTTCGTATCGCACCATTTCTCCTGTTTCAGACTCTTGCATACTGTCTGATGCATCATAGCGCTTCACATATTTTGGATCATTCTTACGTGCCTCTGCTTCTCGTTCTAGTGCAATCTCTTTACGAAGACGAAGCCACTCATGAAAATCCATATTTTCCAGAGTCATGACACCAACCTTCATCAAACTCTTCTTTGTTTCGTCGTTCATCAAATCTCCCACCTAAGTTTTTCAGCCCAATATTCCACTTGATCCCTCACATCCTGCTCTGTCTGCACAATGTCAATCCCATCTTCAAAACGCTGTTTGAAGCCTTTAGGGAGAAGCATTGTCGTAGGAATGCCAAGAACATACCCTGCAACTCCTCCTGCTAGGTCGATTCCCGTTTGTCCACCTGAGATGATTTCCTTAACAGGGTAGTATTCGCTAACTTGTGCAAGAATCCTGTAAACATATTTGTTAACCACTTCCTGACACCATGCCCGCTTATGCAGTGTGTAGATTCCATTACCTGCAACATTGATAATCGCAGGGTTATTGTTTCCATTGCGAGCAAGACGTTTGAACAAAAGTCTAGCATTCTCAATGGAAGGTAACTCAGGATCAAGCTTAAGATATTTATCCCCAGCAGCCTTGTGCGTCAACTTCTCCCCTGCTGTGTTGTAATCTACAGCAATCGCAATCGTGACATCTCCCTTTGCTGCATTAGCGTACGTGCGAGGGCCGTAGCTGCTGGATGTGTGTTCAAGGATTGTTAGCATGCGTACCTCAACAATAAATTTCAATCAACATAACACCAATCATATACCCCATGATAAGACCCATTGTGTAGATGTTCATACGTGCGCCATATCAGGAAGCAAACCAATTGCTACAGCGAGTGTAATAGCAACAACGATAACACAATAAAAGAAATCACACAGTTTCATCTCAGTCTCCGTAATTCGTAAGGTCTTCAGCGAAAGCTTCTTCTGGAGTGTACCCGACATCGTAGTACATCCTCCAGTGCTCACGATCCATCTTGAACAAATCCATAAGGTCTACAAACTTCTCAGAAACCATGTGCAGGAAAAGTCTCATGAACCAGTCGTCAAATCCTGTTAGACCCACAAGTGGAAAGTCATCATCTTCGATGTTCATTTCGTAAGCTCCTTAAAACGCCGCATAAAGTAAATATAGGACATATGGCTATCCCATGCAATGATTCTGTTGGGGTATGGCTGATAACCTTCATAGCACACTTCTTTCACACACGGCTGCATGTCCCTGCGCTCTGCAAGAAACACACGGATGTCAGCCTCCTTGATACTTGGGTGGAAGGGAAACTTCATACCAAATCGCTTGCACATATCTGCTTCTGCACGATGCTCTAGCTCGATGTAGCCTGGGAGCATGCGCTTCAGAGGGCTTGGTACATCTGCCATGAAAGCTTCTACACCATCATGCAGGAGTCCTTCTAGTGCATGTTCAGGAGGCACAAGCTTGCTTACAAGAACGCAATGTTGAGCTACGGTGTAAACACGATCTGTCTGCCCTGAGAAGCGTGCTGTATGGGACAAGCCGCGAGCGATGTCTTCAATCCCGTATTGGCTTCTCTCAGGATTCTGATAGTCGAAGAAGCCGCCTTTGAGAAGGCTGATGGATGTGGAGTTCATCAAATACTTTCAATGTAAGTTTTTTCAACTTTAACGGTAAGTTTGCTTGTGTTCCATTCCATATGATAGTTGACGTTGTACCCCCTATCTAGAAGTTTAGCACAAATTTTGTCTGTTTTCTTCAGTACACTGCGAAGTTCTTCAGCCAATTTTGCATCTGACTTCGTGTCACCTAACTTGAACATCATTCCCTCCTAAATTTGTTTTGACAGCTTCATCATAGCTCAACATCCATAACAATGCAAGCCCTTTGTACAAATAAAAATGCCCCGCACAGAGGCGAGGCGAAAATACTACACTGTGATTGTGCCACAAACATCTACATCGCCATCAATGACGGCTTGCAGCTTCTTGTTACGAGGCTTGCGAGGTTTCTTAGCAGGCTTCATCTGCTCTGCAATAGCTTCACGGATAGCATCATCACGCTTGTTAAAACGCTCCATAGCCTCTTCTGCCGTCAGATAAAACTCCTTGCCATCCAGCACACGAGCAATTTCATTCGGCGTCAGGAAGCCTGCATACACTTCGTTGACAAGGCGATGGATAGCTTTTGTACTGTGCGACACGTTAGCATCCATGTTGCCAGAGTGTCCATAGAAACCATAACTAGCGGTATGAATCATGATTGTAGTGTAGGGATTGATGTAGATTTCATGCGCAAGCATCATAAGAATTGTACCAGCGCTGGCTGTATCGCTCTCTACATGCATCGCAATATGTGCATCAGTGTTGCGCATAGCTTCGATGAGAGGGATGATTGCGTGCAGCGCACCACCGTTTGTGGACAGCTTGATGTGCGCAATGTCACCCTCGTTAGCATTGTTGAGATAGTCAACAAGCTGTGCAAATTGACGGACATCGGTGAAGTCATCATCGATAGTGCATTGGTAGATTTGGTTGAGGGGTACAGCTTTCACTTCAAATGGCTCAACTTCTCGTTTGAAGAGTTTCATCAGGTCTGACATGGTTCCTCCTTAATTGTAATAGTACATTTTTACGAATGCGCGGCACAGGCCAGAACGAACAACATCTTCTGGAGAGAACTCCACAACGCCCACATTTTGTGCGATGCAGCGCATGTCTTCATCGTCAAGATAGTCTGGTTGGTGCTCTGCCATCTTATCGATGAGGGCTACAGTGTCCATCAGCCCGCTCTTACCCTTCAGGTCATTCTGTTTGTGGTCGCCTGTAAGAACAAGCTGACAACCCTCTCCAATACGAGTAAGAATAGCTTCAAGTTCTTCCTTCGTAAGATTCTGACTCTCTTCAACAATCACAAGAGCGTTTTCAATGCTCATGCCACGGATGTGCTCAACGCTCAACATCTCCACTTTCTTGCTCGTCAGGCAGTAGCCAAGAAAACCTTTCCCCATAAACTTGCCAAGATGCTCAAGAGTTTGTTTGAAGAATGGGAGCAGCTTTTCTTCCAGTGTACCGGGGAGTGCACCGTTGCTCTTGCCTGTAGAAACGTTAGCACGTACTAGAAAAATCTTATCAATCTTCTTTGTGCGGAGGAGTTCAGAGCCGTGGTAGGCAGCGAGGAACGATTTACCTGTGCCAGCAGAGCCAATAGCGAACACCACTTGACGACCTTCTTGCAAGAATTGTAGAAGTGTTTTCTGCCGAGGATTAGCAGGTTTGATGGTAAGCTGCTTCTGTTGCACAGGAACGACAGTTTCTCCTGCTACAACTTCCACAACAGGTTTTTCGCCCGTTTTCTGCTTTCGCGTAAGCCTTTTAGCATTGTTGGACATCAATTATCCTCTTGTAAAAATGTTAATGGGAATGCCCAACAGTGAAGCTAGACATTCCCATAATTTACACTATACAACCCTATCTGTCAAATAGGCCAAGTAAGATCGGCAGAGTTCTTTACACGCTTCCCCCAGTCGTCTGCAACAATTAGGTCGATTGAACTATTGTTTTGGTGGAAGCACATAAATTTATTGATATGAAAAATTTCATATTCTCCGTTGTCTTGAATTTCCATGACAACAGCACCCTGCACAAGCTTCTTAATATTCACATCCTTGTTAGCAAACTTGACGAGTGTCTTCATTCTTTAGCCTCCGCACCCTTCTTTTTCTCAAGATTATCCATCCGCACCTTGCGAGCATTGTTCATAATCTCGACACGTTTCTCTTTAGTCATCACACCTTTGCCATCTACAGCAGCTTGAATCTTTTCTGCCGCTTCGCGGATCGTCTCAGCGTTCTTGATAAAGTTAACTTCAAAAAGCCCGTTGTAGTGTTGGAAAGGGTATGCACCTTCCTGTACGACTTTCCAACCGTTCAAGGTGTGTTTAGCGATCTCAAATACTACCTCCATAAAGGTAGTACATACAATTTGCTTATACTCGGTAGTACCTTCTTGCGTGTTGATTTCCGTCATGTCAGTCATACTCTTTCTCCTTTTTCATCTTACGTTGTTTACGTTTAGTTTCAGCTTTACGAGATACGTGCTCATCTTCTAGATAGATGTCTCCGAAGCGGGAGTCTTCAAAGTCGATAAGATTTTGTTCGTGTTGCTCGTATTCTTCGATCATTTGTTCAATATCAGTCATTTGTTAACGAGAGCGAGGACGGTAAGATTTTGCTTAAGATGATCTTTGACAAACTGGATAGCTCCTAAATAGTTGTCGTCGAAGTAACTTACGTCTACAGCAGCAAGCTTCTTACCATCACGGTAATAGCAGCGGATGGGCTTCATGGTTTCTCCTTCTGGTCGTTGTTTAAAAGTTTAATAAGTTCGTCAGGTATGGATTTTTCAATCTCATCTTTTACATACGCATTATATTTTCCATAGTGTTGATTAAAACTGAATCTAAGTTTGTTATCCCTCTTCTCGACATAAAGACCAACAGTGCTAGACCTTTCACTATTCTTAGTAATTGAATACACTAGATAACTACCTTGCGCAGAGTAATTTGCATAAGAACCTACACAATGACTCATACACGATCCCTCTTCAGCTATAGCAAATGCATTATCTAACATTGTTGCTGTGTACTCGCCAAGTTGCAAAGTTTTAGGGTTTACATTTGATACCCAAGGAAACACAGTTTTTGGATACCGCAACGCATTGATATCCTTTGACATCTGATCGTGTTCTTCTTTCATGCGTCGCGGACTCCATAGAGGATCAAACGCGCGTCGTAGTTGAGACGCCATAGTTTTAGTGTCTCTTACAAGACGTGATACCTCGTAAATCCTATTCTTATTACTCCACTCACCTTTGTAGTAAGCAGTAAGATGTTGCATTGTAGGCACATCAAATTGATGAGTATTTTTCAACAGAGTTGTCGGAAACTTGCAATAGTCGGCAAATTGATCTGGCCTAAAATTTTTAGCAAGCACGCGATTTTTATTTGCACTGTTGTTGGCAATTACTTTCCACGCACCTTTCATGTCCTTTTTTAATTCTTTCGGACTCTTGCACGAGTATGCCACGACAGGCAGAAGATGGAACAGGCCGTCATCGTACACCTCTTGCATAGCTTCCTTGCAAGCCCGAATTTTGTGTAAAGCATCTAAGTCGATTCTTCCCGGTCTGAAGCTTGTCTTCACAAGAAGATGACGGTATGGCACCACAAATTTTTTATATTCCAACGCCTTGAAGTGTTTGTACATCTTTGTTGGTGCTCGTCCGAACATCTGAGATGCAGCTTTATTGAACTCTTTCTTTTTGTATGGAAGTGTCACACCATTAGCTTCCGCTACAGCTTCAACCCACTTCTTCCAGTCAGGTGATATACTCGTCCTATAAATTTTCGGGCGATCTGTTGACCATTTTCCAATTTTGATTAGCTCTGTTGCCTCTTCCCACTCGATTTGCACAACTTTCTCCTTGAAATTTGTTGAGTGATCCAATCTTACTCCCTCAAACTCTGACTGTCAACAACATTCTTAAAATTGACAAGATGTTGTTCCGGGTGTACACTTTCAACAGTTAAGAATTAATAAGGAGCATAGCATGAGCGAAGTGGTGCCAGCAAGCCCCAAGCCGCTATTTAGTAAGACACATGAACTGAACAAGCTGGTAAGACAGCTTAAGAAGATTAGCGCTAAAGCTGTAGAAGTGTTAGAGCAAGGGCTTTCCAGCGAAGATGAACGTGTACGAATGATCGCCGCAGAGAAACTATTGAAGTTCTACATGGATGCTGCTGAGGCTCAGCGGGCTGATGAAATCAAGGCCATGCTGCTCGATATCAAGGCTAACGGTCTTATTGGTGGCGGTAGCACGACAGAGGATGACAATACGCCAGCGTTGGATTTTGACAACATCAACCCTGAGTTTCAAGATGTAGCTGTGGTTGATATGGGCAATGTGAACAAGATTTGATAAAGTAGTTGACAAGATAGGATTGTTATGGCATAATCTGTTTTGTTGGGAATGCGCAGGCTGATGCGCAACTGGCGAGGGTGACACCTGTGAGGGGGGTACTCGTTCGAACTACAAGCATAGGTGTAAAGCCAGAGTTCAGCACTGGCCCCAACACTTGCACGCACTGACAAACGACTTCATCAGGTGCAGCACACCCTCTCCCGGAAGCTTCGGCATGCCGGTGATGGATTTAGAGTATGCCTTCAACTCTTACAGAATTGACAATGGCTTCGTAAGAGGCCGTTTTTAATACGACTCCTTCTCAGGTAATGTCCCCTCCTTACAGAGCTTGAGCGAGTTGAGTCGTACTGAAAACAAAGTTTCGCCCCGTTAGTTAAGTGGTATAACGGTTGACTTGTAATCATCTGTCGTCTGTTCGATTCAGTCACGGGGCACCAGAGCCTGACCTCTGATGCATGCAGTTTTACTGTATTGCTCAAGTCAAATCCCATGGCACACGGGGAGATAGTGTGCTTTATCTGAGTGTATTGTCAGTCAGGTCAGACGGCCCGCCTTGGAAGTGGGAGGTCGCTAGTTCGAATCTAGCCACTCAGACCAAACAACGGAGAAGTGGTGTAATGGTAGCCACGCTGGTCTTAGAAACCAGTGCCTAGTGCGTGTGAGTTCGAGTCTCACCTTCTCTACCAATCATAGCAGGCAGAGTTTTGTTGGTAAAACATCTTCCTTCCAAGTAGAAGTCCTCGGTTCGAAACCGTGTGCCTGCTCCAGAATCCTACTACCTTGGGATTGTTAGCCTTACGGCTGACGAGGCTTTCAAGAGAAGCTAATGAGCACGGCGGAATTCCGTGCCACATGAATACAAAGGAGAATACATGTCAGAAGAAAATAAGAAATCGTATCACTGGGACAGTGGCAAGGGAAGTCGCCCGCGTTCGTACAGTGTGACACAAGAAGAGTTTGGCAAGAATTGGGATGCTATCTTCGGTAAGAAGGATAAGGTTCCTGAAGAAGAATCTGGTTGCAGTACTGTAGCATCGGAGTCACCAGAAGCCGCCGAGGGCTGATAATTCTCGTAACAAATTTGCTCTAATGGACAAGCTCCGACAGGGCATACCCCGCTTCGGCGGGTTAGTGGAGAGGGTGGCTACAAGGTCACTAAAGCTCACAGGCATGGTTGAGTGGCGCTGTGACACCGAATAATTTAGGAGGCTGCACGGCAGGGATGCTGTGTGGCTTTTTGTTGTTTCAAGTTTTGTGGCGAACGGATTAGCTATCCTTCTTGGGCTGTACTCTCGAGATAGTCACACTTATTTAACCTAGTACAGAGGACGATTCAATGGGCATCAGTAAGCCTTCCATTTTTGTTGGTGACATCTTCGACACTAAGAACTACGGCAAAGTAGAAATTTTAGAGTACGTCAAGTCGACGGATATCACAGTAAAGTTCTTGAACACTGGAAGCATCCAGAAGACTAATTCATCGCAAGTTAAGAACGGCATTTTGAAAGATAAGACCGTTCGGTTGTACGGTGTGAAGGTGGGCGAGGTGTTTGACACCAGTCACTGTGGGAAATGTGAGGTTGTAGAGTACATCCACGCCAAAAAGATTCTTGTTAAATTCTACGAGAGCGGAAAACTCAAGTGGACAAACTCCTCACAACTTAGTTCAGGAACGGCGTCCGACATTGATCCTTGTGACAGGGTATCGTTGGGAGACATCTTTGAGAACACTGATGGTTTTAAGGCAGAAGTGACGGCTTTGCACTCGGGGTCACGCTTCGACGTGCGGTTCGAGGACGGTACTGTTAAGAATGTCAGCATCACAGCGCTTAAGAGTGGGAAGTTCTTGAAGGGTACATGGAACTATAGCCAAGATGAAGCTATCGAGGCCATGAAGGTGGTTCACGGTGATCGCTATGACTATAGTCTTGTTGAGTTTAAGGATGTTAAAAGCAAGGTGAAAGTCCGTTGCTACACTCATGGTATCTTCCAAATATCCTTTGACAATCACGTCAATTCTGCACATGGTGCTCATCCGTCAGGGTGCAGAAAGTGCGCCATCGAAGCACGTGCAAAAGCTAAGACACTCGATGCAAGTCTGTTTGTAGAAGAGGCAATTGCACTAAACGGCGACAGGTATACGTATAACATGTTTGACTATACCACACGAGACAAGAAGATTCAGATTACCTGCAATGACTGTGGTAGTACGTTTAAGCAATCTCCAGAAAAACATCTTGGAGGAAGAGGGTGTCCTTCCTGCGCTAAAACAGGTTTCGACCAGACGAAGCCGGGTGTTGTGTACGTACTTTCGTGCGAAAACCTTACCAAGATCGGCATCACTAACAAGAAAGCAGAATCCCGAGCCAAAGATATCAGCACGTCGTATGGTAAAGATTTTACCGTTATACGCGAGTTTCCTATGAGTGGCACACTATGCGCCGCCTTAGAGCGGGCAATGCTTACATATTTGAAGAAGAATTATGAAAGGCCATCAACAAAGTTCAACGGGTATTCGGAATGTTTTCTTGGGTTGAGGCCGGATGACCTAGTGGAGATGTTGGAGTGTCTAACGTAAAAAAAGATAAAAAGCCAAAGTTCCAGCCTTGCAGCGAAAAGCAACGGCTGGTTTTGAAAGAAAATGAAGTAGATCTGTTCCTCACAGGAGGAGGCGCGGGAAGCGGAAAAAGTTTCCTTTCGTTGCTCAAGGCCGCAGGGGTTATACAAGACAAGAACGCTAAAGTGATGATCCTCCGTCTCACTTATCCAATGCTGAAAGACCTTATCAGCGCATCAAAACAAATTTACCCTCACTTTGGGGGTGTTTGGAAGGCACAAGCCCGTACATGGGTATTTGCCAACGGCGCGGAAATCGACTTTAAAGCAATGCCGAAAGATTTGCTTGAGGTACAGGGTTGGGAACGCACGCATTTTATCATCGACGAAGCGGCGGAGTGGCAGCAAGATCAAGTTCTAGCTGTACTTTCTCGTCTACGCAGTGCAACATATACTGGCAAAAAAAGTCTTATGATGTCCTGCAACCCGTCCAAAACTAGCTGGTTACGTCCTGTGGTAGATTACTCTCTAGATTCGGAGGGCGTACCTTTGCCGGGAACTGAACACAGAGTTCGTTATTTTGTTGTGCAGAATTCCCACTTTAAATGGGCAGATTCCGAAGAAGAGTTGTATGAGAAATACGGTCAAGGTTTGGAGCGAGGTAAAGAGTTCGTCGCCTTGAAATTTAAATTCTGCCCGATGACGTGCTATGACAATCCAGCCTTGTTGAAAACTGACCCTGGATATGTTGGTCGTCTTCTTTCCCAGCCTCGCGTTAACCAATTGCGACTACTTTATGGGTCATGGGACGCGGAGGTGCTTGGAAGCTCGATGGTGCGGGAGGACATGTTTGAAATAGTAGAGCATCCACCAATTAATCCGGTTGCCAAATTTAGGGCATGGGACTTGGCAAGTTCTGTGCCGAACGAAGCTAACGGTTTTAAATGCGACTGGACGGCTGGTGTACTGATGTCAAAAGACGCACTTGGGAATTTCTACATCGAAGATGTTGTTAGGTTCCAAAAGCAGATTGATGGTGTGCTGAAGGGTATTAAAGATACCGCATACAAAGACGGGCTGGATGTTACGCAAATTGTACCATGTGATCCGGGACAGGCCGGAAAGGTGGCGAATAAATTTTATGTGACTTTTTTAGCGTCTCACGGTATTAGCGTAAAAACTGAAGGTGTGAACCCGCATAGTAATAAAGTAACACGTTTTAATCCCTTCGCGAGTGTTGCTAACAACAACAGTGTAAAAATTGTAAGAGGAGACTGGAATAGAGACTGGTTTGACGAAGTTTGCTTTTTCTCTGGAGAAAGAAAAAATGTCGATGACCAAGTTGACGCCACAAGCTCGGCATTCAACCATCTTGCACGTCAAACTGTTATGCCCGTGTTCTCATTGTCCGTTTTTACACAACCCTCACCAATCCCCTCCCTATAATATCACAACAAAACGGATAATGGCACAATAATTGACAAGATTGTTACCTCATGTTATTATCCGTTTCAGTAAATAAAAAGGAGCACTAATGGCAGCTAAAAAGCCAAAAGACAATTCGGCTGCTGCTCTAGCGGCTGATGACGGCCAAGCCGTGCCTCGCATTTCCCTCGGAGAAAGTGGCTTCGTCGGCCTCCGTACGATTTGGGGGAAAGTTATCGATGATCCGCAGAGAGCGTTTCATTGGCCTAACTTCTATCGCACCGTACGGGACATGATGAACGACGCAGTTATTGCGTCCGCCTTCAATACCTACCGAATGCTTCTCTCCCGTGTCACATGGGATGTGCAGCCCCCTGTAGACGCCACAGAACAAGAAAAAGAACGCGCAGCATTTATTAAATCCTGCATGGATGACATGGACAGCCTCACTTGGGCAGAGTTCTTGTCTGACGTGATTACATATCTCCCGTATGGTTTTTCCGTGCAAGAGAAAGTCTATCGCCGCCGCCTCTACAAAAACGGCTCGCGCTTCAACGACGGCCTCGTGGGCTTGCGCAAGCTTTCCCCTCGTGGACAAGACACTATCATTCGCTGGACATTCTCTGAGGATGGGCGCGAACTGCTTGGCTGCGAACAATCCATTGCCAATCTTGAACACGGCGCGATGTTCATGGATCAAGCTAATGAGCATGGTCTGATTCCTATTAAGCGTGAAAAGTTCCTGCTGTTCCGTGCAGACCCTACAAAGGGCGATCCGACAGGCAATTCAATCCTGAAGGGGGCATACAAAGCTTGGAAGCAGATGGACATGTTGCGCGACCAAGAACTTCTTGGCGTTGCTAAAGAATCTAATGGTCTTCCTGTCATCAAGCTCCCGCCTGAATATATGGCAGCAGATGCACCAGACGATATGAAGGCTGTGTACGCCGCTTGTCAGAAGCTGCTTGATACGATTCAAGCGGGCACTAACAAGGGCATCATCTTCCCTCGCCGCATTGATGAGACAAGCAAAGCTGATCTTTTCGACCTGAGTTTGCTTGAGAAGAAGGGTATCAACGGAGCTAACATCGATGCTGTTATCAAGCGATATCACAGCGAAATCTACTCTGCACTTGGCGTTGACATCCTTAAAGAAGTCACAGAAATTGGCTCCTTCAGCCTTGCTGATTCTGATACCAATCTTGTGTCTCTTATGATGAGCCATCGTCTTAACGAGATTGCTGATGTTCTCAACAACGACCTTATCCCGCAGTTATTTAGTTTGAATGGCTGGAGTCTGGAACGTCTGCCTAAATTTGTTCATGGTGATATCTCTGAAATGTCTGCTGATGAACTTGGCAAGCTCCTGCAACGCACTGGCTCGATTGGTTTGATTGCTAAGGACATCGCTACGGTTAATCGTCTGCGTAAAGCTTATGGTGTTACTGAGCTTCCTGATGATACTAAGATTGATGACATTGAGTTTACGATGGAATCTAGTAACTCTGGCGAAGGCATGCAAACACCCTACGATGGAACCGCGAAGAAGCCTACAAAGAAAGATAGTAGCACAGGTAACAATGAAAATGCCGCATAAAGGACAATATGAACAAACATAAACTTCTGCGGCTTACCGCTTCTTTGCGCAACCGTCCGCATCTTATCTCGAAAGAGGCATTCCAAGAAATCGAAACAGTGCTTGACGCTCGTAACGCCGGAATGCTCACACTTCCGCAAGAGCCACAACCAGAGGACGACGAAGACGAACTCAGCACTGCTGGAGACATTGGTGTTATCTCGATTCGTGGACCTCTTACCTACCGCACGACTGGTTGGGAAGGTTTGTGCGGAGGCTTCTCCTACGAGATGCTTCTCGACCAAGCAGAAGACATGATAGAAGCTGGCGTTAAGGACATTGTGCTTGATGTTGATTCTGGTGGGGGCGAAGCATACGGTTGCTTTGAGGTAACAGATGAACTCCGTAAGATGTGTGATGCTGCTGGTGTGAGGCTGACTGGCTACATCGACGGTTCTGCATGTTCTGCTGCTTACGCAATCATCTGCGCTTGCGACGAAGTGGTTATCAACCCTTTCGCACAGGCAGGCAGCATTGGCGTCCTCATTGCCCTCTACAACGATAGCAAAGCGCTTGAGCAAGCTGGTATCCAGCGTACGTTCGTTACGGATGGTACTGACAAAGTTCCTTTCGCTGATGACGGCTCGTGGCGCGAAGGTTTCCTTGCAGACTTGCAAGCGCGTGTTGCAGAACTTGGCGATGCCTTCCGTGCTCATGTGTCTAAGTACACCGGTTTGTCTGTGAAGGATATCAAGGATACGCAAGCACGAGTGTACAGCGCACAAGATGCCCTGTCAATCGGTTTGGTCAACAAAATTATGACTCGCTCAGATTTCGTGGATTACATCACTAACGAAAAGGATTAAAGATGCTGGACGCACTTAAGAAGAAGTTGGGCATTAAGCCTGTAACCCCGGAGGCTTCGCAAGAAGTCACAACTACAGGCGCTCTGCCTGAACAAGAAAAGGAAGAAACGATGAGTGTAGAACAGACTCAAGGAATTGAGCTTGCTGCGCACGAAGCCATCGTAGCTCAACTTGCTGAACTTACTGCTGAACTGGCAGAGGTTAAAGCTGGCGCTGAAGCTATGAAAGCCGAGTACGAAGAAAAACTGTCGGCATATGCTGCTGCTGAAGCACAAGCAAAAGCTGATGCGCTGGCTGCAAAAATGAATGCACGCAAAGAAAAAGCGGAAGCTGCTATGGGCACCGAGAAAGCTGTTGCGTTTATGGCTGCTACTGAACAAATGGACGAATCGCAGTTTGAGTCGTTCCTTGCAATTTTCAACACCAATGCTACTGCCGAGGCAAAGAGTGAGATGTTCCAAGAAGTCGGCGTTGAGACTAAGGCAGACGCTAAAGAGGAGCCGAAAGTCGAACATTTTAATAAATATATCCCTAAGAAATCCGCTAAGAAGGAATCGAAATAATGACTAAACTGGCTACTCGTGGCAATAAACTCTCGGGCGTACTGGCCTTTGAAGAAATGCCGGACAAAGGTGTCTGCCGCCGTGCTGTGACTGTTACCGTTGCGGCCGGTATGGATGTTGGAGCTGTTCTGCAATTTGACGGTACGAGCAAATATAAATGGGTTGCTAACGCTGACGTTGCAACACTGAATTCTGACGTTGTTGTGCTGATTGAGAGCGTGCTGGATGTCCCGTCGCTGACTCCCGGCGATTACACACTGGTGGTTCTGCGCACCGGGCATGCTGGCGTTGTGGATAAAGGTTTGCTTTATAAGGATACCGTCACTTCGGCTAACCAAGCTATCGTTCAAGCAGCCCTTAAAGCTAAAAATATTCACGTCCGTACTGGCGTCTAATAAATAAAGGAACACTCTCATGAGCATGACTATTCGCGACTACTTCTCGTCGTTTAAAAACGCGGACTTCGTTGATTCGATTTCGCAAATCCCCCTGCAAGCTGGCTACATTAATAGCCAAAATCTGTTCTCGACTAAATCGACAAACCAACTGGCTGTCGTTTTTGATCGCGATTACGCAAACATCACCCTGCTCCCGCAAGTGAATCGTGGTGCAAAAGCATCTACGGATAACCATGAGCGCAAAGTAGATACCTTCGCTTTGAAACTGGCATACTTCAAGCACGAAGATCGCCTGACGAACGAAGATATCCAAAGCTGGCGTGCTCCGGGCTCGACCGATTCGGAAACGTATGGCCGTGCTACCGCAGAGAAAATGACCGACATGGCGCGTGCATGGCAGCAGACTCAAGAGTATATGAAGCTGCGCGCTCTGCAAGGTCAATTCAAGACGCCCGATGGTGTTGTTGTTGCCGATATGTACAATGAATTCGGTATCACGCAGCAAACCATTGACTTCACTCTTGGCACTTCGACCACAAACGTTGACTCGGTTATTCGTCAACTGAAAAAGGCGGTTGCAACCAACGTTATGAACGGTGGCGCAATCGGTGGTGTTAAGGTTCTTGTCGATGCTACATTCTTTGATAAGCTTATCAGCCACCCGGCCATCAAGAACGCCTACCAGTTCTTCATGGCTAACGGTGCTGGCAACCAAGCACTGCGTGACGACCTGACGACCTACGAACAGTGGGGCATCATGGACCACTTCACGCACCGTGGTATCACGTTCGTGTCGTATGACTTCACGTTCAATCTGCCAAACGGCACTACTGAACTGGCATTTGCTGACAGCACTGGCATCGCGTATGCTGACGGTGTTCGTGACCTGTTCCGTGGCTACTGCGGACCTTCGGCAAAACTTAGTGAGGCCAATCAACCCGGCCAAGAAATCTTCGTCCGCAATTACGTCGATCCGAAGGATGAGTATGTTGAGTTTGAAATGGAAGCATCGCCGCTCTATTTCTGCACCCGTCCGGCATCGTTGATTAAAGTTGTGTCGAGCAACTAAAGAAACATGACCCTCTTCGGAGGGTTTAAATTTCTTGACTTTGTGAGCTTCTTATTGTACAATAGTAATATTGAGGCTCACAATATAAGGGAATTTATGACTAAGGCTCTAACCCAGGAAGAGTTTATCAAGAAGGCGAAGATGGTTCACGGAGACGCCTATTCATATGATAAAACAAATTACATCCGCTCTAATCTAAAAATTATTGTTACTTGTCCCAAAGAGGGGCATGGTGATTGGGAAGTAACTCCAAACAATCATTTGAAGAGAAAATGCCCTAAGTGCGCATGCACCTTCACAAATGCAAAAGAGGCATTCTTGCCAAAAGCAAGTGCACAGTTTGGTGATTTATATGATTATTCAGAGGTTGTCTACACGCGCTCTACAGAAAAAGTGAAAATCAAGTGTCACGAGCACGGCTTCTTTTATGTCACCCCATCTAACCACTTGAACGGTTTTGGTTGTGCCAAGTGCAGCTATGAACGAATGGCTAAGAAAAAGACAAAAAGTCTTGAAGAGTATATCACCGAAGTGCAAGCTGTTCACGGAGATAGGTATGGACTTGACAAGATATCCTACTCTCACTGCTTTGACAAAGTCACCATCATTTGTCACGAACACGGGGAATTTAGCGCACTGGCGAACTCTTTTCTGCAAGGGCACGGATGCCCTTCTTGCATGGAAGGCGGGTTCAATCAGATGAAAGCTGGGTCGTTATACGTGATGACAGATGGAGACATTTGCAAAATTGGCATCACAAACCAATCAGCAGCGATACGTGCAGAGCACATCAACAAAATGTCGAAATTATCGTTTTCTTCTGTATTTGAGAAGAGGTTTGAAGACGGCTCTGTCCCTTTAAACATCGAGACGATTCTACTGCGAGAACTTCGTGCAAAGTATAAATCTATTGAAATGAAATTCAATGGCAGTTCTGAGTGCTTCTACTGCGTAGATATATCTGCTCTCCTGTCCAGAATAGAAGAACTAATAAAGGAACTAAATGCCCATTATTGATCTTACCTCCCCTGTCGGTAAGCTGCGCTACCGTCTTGGTGATTATCTTGATATCCCACGCCTTCCTGATGAAGTGTATGAAAGCGCCTTGACGGATACCAACAACAATCTTCGCGCAGCAACAATCTTGTGTGGGCAGTACATTCTTGCTGGGCTTGCATTTGACACTCAGCAGAAAATGGGCATCGTTGAAGTGTATGGTCAGCAAGCCTTTAACCAATATCTTCAGTTCTTGAAGCTTGTTATCAAAGAGCCGGCTCTTAATCACACTTGCCCAATCCCCTACGTTGCTGGTGCAGATGAACTTCATCCTATTCTGCAATTCAAAGAGGACTTCACTAACGCGCAGAATCGCCCAACTTCAGACGAGCGACTTCACCAAATTGCTATTGGCCCCTTTGATCCTTACAGTGGAGATGTGGCTAATCTTGCACCTCCTGAGATTCCATCATGATTACAGGATTTGACAGGGTTGTTGCCAATATGGTGAATAAATTCGGCACAACGGCATACGTTAGTGTAGCCGTCTCTGAAGTTTATGACCCACTCACATCGGAAAACGTCGTCACTTATCAGGACTACCCCGTCAACGCAATGTTGTTCGATTACGTGCGTAAGAATGAAGGTGAGGGTGAAGCACAAAACACTCTCATCAGAACAGGTGACAAACAAGTGTACATTCAGCCTCCGCAGAAGACTGATATTGGCCTAGCACTGCCTCACCTCTCTGCAAATAGGGACTTCTTCAAGATTAATGACAAGATTTATAAGATTGTCACAGTGAAGCAATTGAACCCGTCGCAGCAACAAGTTAACTGCATTTTGTACGAACTGTACATCCGTGAATAAACAACAAATTAAAGGAAATAGAAATGGCTGCTTGGACAGATTACGCTGAAAATAAAATTGTTGACGCGGTGTTCCGTGGTCAACCTCTTAACGCACCTGCAACATTCTATGCTGCGTTGCTCACCACTGCTGACAACGACGCTGGTACGGCCCGTGTGGAAGTGTCTGGTGGCTCCTACGCTCGTGTAGCTATTACTTCCTCGCTTGCTAACTGGGCTGGCACGCAAGGCGCTGGTACGACGGTTGCTTCGACAGGCGCTTCGGGAACTACTTCTAATAACATCGCTATTCAATTCCCAGCACCCACAGCTAACTGGGGTACGGTTGTCGGTATGAGCCTTTTTGATGCTGCAACAGGTGGCAATGAATGGGTGTACGGAGCACTTGCAACGCCTAAAACTATCAACAGTGGCGATGGCGCCCCTTCGTTCACAATTGGCTCGCTGTCGATTCAAATTGATAACTAAGAGGTGATCCATGCAATTCTATGATCGCCTAAAGTTTACTACAACAGGTACAAGCGCTGCAAGTCTTTCTGACGGTACTGCTGTGCTTGGTTGCCGGAACATTGCTAAGGTTATTACTGACACTGCTGGGCAAGTTAATGCCCTTCTGGTCACTGCACAAAACGTCCCCTTTACGATTGAAGACGGTACAGGTAAGTGGGAAGATTCGTTGTTTAATCTTGGTGGTACTGCTGCTTCCCCTACTTTGACGCGCGTTCAGGTGTTGGCAAGTTCTGCTGGCGGCACAACGCCTGAGACATTTACGGGCGCAACGCTGACAGTGTTCAACACGGTGCCGGGCAAGATTCTTTCCTGCATCCCTGTTGATAGCTTTCCTACGACATTTTCTACGACCGTTCCGCTGACGCAAATCGGCACGGCTCACATGCCTCGCTACACAGTGGCAGGCAATTTGACATTCACTGCTGCTGCCAATGCTGTGCGCGGAGCGTTTGCAGAATACCCGATGATTTCGGATGGTGCAAGCACGCTTGTTATGTCTAACTTTGTTGAGCATGAAAGTTCAACAGGAGTCCCCACAGCAGCCGGTGTTCCGTTCACTCTGATGTTCTGGAATGATGGCTATACATATTGGTGGAGCGGCAGCAAAGCTGCATACCAAGGCACCGACACGATTGCTCCGGTTATGGCTGGTACGCTGTCGTCGTCAGCAATTACTACTTCTGGATTCACTCTCTCGTGGTCTGCTGCGAGCGATAACGTTGCTGTTACTGGCTATGAAGTTAGCACTAACGGCGGCTCGACCTATACAAACGTTGGTGGCGTTCTTACGTGGACCGCTACGGGACTTACGGCAAATACAGCATACTCGTGCGCAGTCCGTGCATACGACGCTGCCAATAATAAAGCAGCCCCGATCACTGCCACAGTGACAACTGCGCAGGTTGCGGATAGTACACCGCCTGTTATGACAGGTTCGTTGAGTACAAGCAGCATCAATCAGAGTGGATTTACTGTAAGCTGGTCTGCTGCAACTGACAACGTTGGTGTCACAGGCTATGAAGTTAGCGTCAATGGTGGTTCGAGCTACACTGACGTTGGCAACGTTCTGACGGTTACGGAAACAAATCTGGCAGCAGGAACAACGTATCAAATTGCAGTTCGTGCATATGATGCTGCAAACAACAAAGCTACTCCGCTGACGACAAGTGTAACTACTTCCGCTGCCACTGCTCCGAATGCCCCTACTATTGGTGCAGCATCGCCGGGTGACACTCAAGCAACTGTCACGTGGACGGCACCTACTAACAATGGCGGTAGTGCGATTACTGGATACACAATTACGTCCACGCCGGGCAACATCACTGCTACAGCAGCAGCCGGAGCAACTTCTGGCACTGTCACTGGCCTAACTAACGGAACATCTTACACGTTCACTGTCCACGCAACTAACGCAATTGGTAACTCGCCTGAATCGGCGGCATCCAACAGTGTTACTCCCGCAGCGGCTGCAACGAACGTCCGCCTTAATCGTGTGATTCAAAACTGTACTGAATCGTCCGGTACACCGTGGAAGTACACCGGTGCAGGCGGAAGCGGCACAGACGGTACGGTTGGTGCAGTGTCGATGGTGAGTAAACCTAGCGGTGTGAATGGTGCAGCAATCTTCAAGGTTGAATCTGTTGCTAACGGATTTATGGTGCAGATTGGCACAGGCAACACTGTTAATGCTTACTCTAACAATGATTGTATCTGGAACAACGCTGGAACATATGCGGTTATCCCTTCTGGTGGCAGTGTTGCATCGCCGCTCCAGAATACGGTTACTGCGGCAACAGGTGACTGGCTGAAGATTGAGCATACCAATGCCAACACCGCTGCTGACTTTACGGTTACAACTGTCTGGAGTGTGTCGAAAGATAACGGCAACACTTGGACGCAGCTTTACACGAAGAACAATGGTCGTCTGCTGGCATACTATGCAAAAGTTGTTCCTGCCGGTGCATCGGTTCTTAGCTGCCTCTCGGCAACAGGGTACGCATAATGCAGTCTACAATTATTGGCACTCCCCACTTGAAGTTTAATGACCCTTCTAAATTTAATGTAGTTTGTGATGGCAATTCTTTGACGGCAGGTAATGGAGGGGGTGGCAATCCATACCCCTCTCTGTTGGCGTCAATGAGTCCTCTAAACGGGAAAAGTACGGTCACTAATACGGGCGTAAGTGGCAACACAACTCAACAGATGACTGCTGCCGCTCGTCCAGACCCTTACTGGGTTGCTGGCAAAACTAACATTCTGGTTGTATGGGAAGGTACAAACAGTATTGCGCCTGCTGGTGGCAACGTAACTCCTCAACAGGCGGCTACTGATATGCAGAACTACATTTCCGCACGCTTGGCCCTCCACCCGTGGTTAGTGGTACTTGTGAACTGCCTACCTCGTCAAGAGTCTTCGCAATCGGCCTCGTTCACTCTGAACAACAAGCTCAATACGTATAACACCCTCCTAGCAGCGAACTACAAAACATGGGGGGCCAAAGTATTAGTAGATGTTCGTCAAGCTGGCAGTCCTTTTGCATTTACAGACTACACCGATGCGGCTTTCACAACTGCATTCAACACAGGGCTGTGGGCGTCCAGTGATACGCCCCATATTCACTTGAGCGGGTACGGCTACAACAAAATTGCACAGATGGTGGCAGCGGGCCTCAAACAGTTGCCCATTAGGTAAGGATAAGATATGCCAGCATTTAACGCTATAGGTGTGAATGCTATCGGGACAGCTACAGGCAATAGTGCTGCAAGCGCTGCTTTAAGCTGTATCGCGACAGCATCTTCCACAGTAACAACAAACTTAACAACCGCCATCAGGCTTGGTGCAACTGTAGCGGCATCTGCGGCAATTACTGCTTCTTTGGCCGCTGGTGGTGCAAGATTTATAGCAAACCCTGCTTCGACTTCAACCGCTTCAGCAAACCTTGCTACACAAATCTTAATGCAGGCTAATGCCTCGTCCTACCCAGTGCTTTCGGCAAATCTGGCAACGCAAATTTTGATGCAAGCCGGTTTGCACTTAACTGCTGCGGTGAATGCTGATTTAACTCCCGGACAAGCTGCGCCAAATTTCACGCCAAGCGCAGCTAGGACGATTTTTGTTATGGCATCGTCACCTGTGTTCACAGGTAGCAAGTGGTGGAATCTGACGGATACTAAGAAGCCTAGGGGGCTGAAAGACCCTAATGCCACTATCGATATTACGTTTGATTGGTCAGACTGGCTTAATGACATTGGCCCTGCAATCATTTCAGATGTGACTTTCACAGTAGTTGGTACGGATACTGCCCAAGTGTTCCACGACAATACAACGGCTACTATCTTCCTGTCAGGAGGTGTCAATGGAAATCCTTCCACAGTGGCATGTAAAATCCAAACAAACACAACACCGTCGCGCACTGATGAACGTACCGTGTACATTGATATTGCTGACGAATAACATACGAAGCGAGGGTAACAATGCTGACATATAGTTCCAATCTTAAAGCTATTCTTGACACAGCAACTACTAAGCTTGATTGGGCTAACAAGTTGCAAAATGCATTAGGTCAGGTGCGAACCCTAAGATGCTTCCGGGATGCTAATAGCGCAGCAACCGACCCTGTTTCTACAGGTATTGAGTTTCTGAATATGAAGTCTTCTGGAGCACTTAAAATCACATCGGGCAATATTACCGGGTTCGGTAAGCTGTCCAATATGACGATCCATAATGCTGTTGACCTTTCTACTGGCGCTTCTGTTCTGCGTCTTGAGGGCAATGGCTATTGGGTGCAAGGTACGCTGGGACTTCCTAGCTCGGGTTGCGACTATCTACTGCCGAGTAATCCTACCGGGTTGCCCAACACAGGTTATGCTTTTGCTACAGGCGCAGGTACAAAAGCCCCGCGTCTTCTGGCATCTGGCACAGGTCCGAAAGCTCCACCAATTCAGTCTACAACACCAACCATCATTGAATTGGTTGATTGGACCGATCCTGCAAACCCTGTCGTCGTCGGCATTGCCACCTTCAAAGAAGTGAATCGGCAAGATGATTGGGTGTTTCAGGATGCTGAGATGGCGGCTGAAATTGGTGACGTGGCTGTCTATCAAGTCGATAACACAATCAAATGGACAAGCCCAATTGCACCACGCCGGTTTGAACTTGGCGGGTTACTGCTGATTGCGTCGAATTATAATACCGAAAATGGTGTAACGCAGCTTGAGCAAATGCTTCTGTCGTTTAAGCCTTACGGACGATGGGCGACGTATCCGGGGATGGATACGTTTGTGCGAGCCAAATGGCCTATAATCGACAATACAACGTCACCTCCGACATATGGACCTTGCTCCAATCCAGATACAGCAGACCGTACCATTCCACCGCCGTTTAAGATTAATCTATACACTCAGACTGGATACAACAACGGTTCACCAAATCGAACTCCAGCCTTCACGCACGAGTGGAAAGCATTTAACGATAAGCCGACGCTGCCTATCAATTCTCCGCAACTGTCCGAGGTGCAGACAACAGATGAGCCGTCGATCCCACGCTTCAATTGCGGGATGATGCTTCCTTGGCAGAATATCCGCACGCGTCTTTCGTCCAAAGCTGGTAAGTATTTCCCAGGCGTTGAGACATATTCGTACGATCACCCAGTTTTTGGCACTCACGGCGGACCAAGCTCCAATGCATTTCACCCGTTGGCTGCATACAGATATGGGCAAGCTGACAGTATGGCGCACTGGTATGTGTTGCCACCGTATCCGTTGAAAAACGACCAAGCCAAGGATGACGCTTATCTGACAGCTTACGAGTCTCGTCCGCGTGACCCTAATATGTTTACAAACCGCGATCACTATCCTTGGTATCGTGCAATGGGTTACAAATATCAGCCCGGAAGCTTGTCTGGACATGATTGGGTGACTGGTAAAGGGGGTCAGCGTTTTGATCGTTCCCCGTCTCCTTCTGTGTTGGCAATCTATGCTGCTAACCAGAATTGGAAGCGCCCTGAAGGTAATGTGCCTATTCGTGATTTGATCGAAGGTTGGGGTATGGCATATTTTAACCATTCCAACCATTGGGTGAAGAATGTCCAAACTTTTGAATCCTTGCCGAAAGCTGACATGCTTGCAGGTAAATGGTTGTTTGTTGGTGCATACTATGGTATTGAAACTGCTTATGCAGCATTAGGTCAGCCGAGTGGTCCGCAAGTCTCTATTGATATCTGCGGCCTTATCAACGGGCGAAGCCGCACAGCGTTTCATAATGACCCTGAAGGGTACATGTACTATTCGGGTTGGCAACGAGATTCACTGCACAGCTATTGCAATGCTGGCTGGTGGGCTATGATGTTGAATAGCCCAATGCACGCCATCGCGGTAAAACACGACTTTGATACTCAGTGGATGAGTTCTCTTGGTGATGCTCGCCCTACTACAGACCCTAGAACTTATTACGGTCAACGTATCCATGCTTGGCGTATTTTGGCGCATGTGATGGCTTGGAAATGCGCCACAGAGCACCCGTTGGGGTATTCGAGGGAAGAGATTGAAGCGCGCTTACAAATTGAACTAGAACTTCTTTACGACAGGATTTCCAAGCCTGCCTTCATCGATAACGAGCAAACTATTTGGTCGGCGGCTATCCGCAATCTCGGGACTGGAGTTAGTGTCAATCCTGCTGGGGACATGTATCAAACAGCCGGTGGCTCACTAGGGCTCTATATGGTTCATACGTTGACATTGATGCGGCAAGTTGGGATGTGGGCTGCAATGCGCAAACGTAGCGACAAATGTAAGACTGCACTAGATATGATGATCCGCAATCTTGACCGTTTTGTCATTGATTACGTCATGGACACCGATTGTAGAGACGCGTATTACGCTCTGGCTATTGTTGGTAAACCGTCTGCGTCTCAGTACACAGTTGCAGATGTCCCTGCTGACTGGGTAGCGCAAAAAGCAATGTTGGATCAATACTTACCGCCTTTGCCACCAGCAACAGACCCGAATACTGCTGCAACTTATCCATCACCTCAAAGATTCAAAAGATTCCTTACGTCTTACAGTGATAGAGCAGATGAACAAACAGGTTGCCCACACTTGTATATGCAGTATTTGAAGGCACGTCGTGATTATTGGCCCGATTATCCTAATGCACGTCTGAACGATGCTATTGCAAAACTTCAGGCAGAGTATGACGCTTACTTAGTCAAGAGGGCGGCAGGACAAGCTTATCCGATGTCCTATTTGTTCCCTTCACACGGCCCGTTGCTGCCGCCGACTGAAGTTGGTCCGAAAGACTGAGGCGAGCTATGAAATTTTATTTGCAGATGTGTTCTGCGTTAACCTATGAGGATGTATAATGGCAACTATCACTACACTCAAGATTGGTAGCGCAGCTTCGGGTCGAGACTTTCCTACTGTCAATGCAGCTTGGGCGTCCACGCCTAATGACTGGGTTGCCGCTGATGTAGCCTACATTTTCGAAATGTACAATGATTCCGAGTTTGTTCCAACAGCTGTTTGGAACTTTACCGGAAGGAACATGGACGCCACTCACAATTTAGTGGTTCGTCCAGCAGCAGGGCAAGGTTTCAAAGATAATCCAAATCTTCTAACCAATGCTCTGCGGTATAATCAAGCCAACGGTGTTGCTGTCAATTTTAACTTCAGCTACGCCACACACATCACAGTTGGGGACTACGTAACTGTTGATGGGTTGCAAATCAAATCTGCGGGTGTAGGGGGTGCCTGCTCAGTGTCCGTGGTAGGCACAACTACAACAGGAAAACTTAACAATAGTTTGATTGAGTTTTCTGGCAATAACAGCTACGCGCGAGCTATTCAAGTTAAGTCAGGTTCGGCAAGAAACACATACGTTATCCTGACAGGTCTAGCTTGCGAAGGTTTGCATTTCAATGCATATGGTGTTTCTCCGTACGCTGAGAACATCACTGTTGTGAGGTTGTCTAATCTTGCTGCACCAACGATGCCCGCTTACGGTAGCGATATTGCAGGGGCTAAACTGACAAACTGCGCAGGATTTGGTTGCAGTGCATTTTCGACACGTTCGGATTTCACAGGCTCTAACAACGCCAGCGATGGCAATATTCTGTTTGGTATTAACAACAAGACCAATCTTGTTTATTCGAGTCAGTTCATTGACACTGTTGCTGACTTCAAAGTTAAAGCTGGTTCGGGACTGATTGATGCAGGCACAGCGCCTAGCACAGACAACATTACAACAATCTCAGGTGTTCGTCAGCAAGGCACTTCTGCTGATATCGGCGCTTGGGAGACACCTTCGTCTATTCAGGCACCTACAGCAACTGTTACGAATGTAGCAACAACTAATCAAAATGTTGTAATTACAGGTACGACGACGGGCAGCCCCACTAGCGGTACAGCGTCCTTGGCTGTGACGGCGATGGCCTACAACTCCGGTGTTGCACAAGGTCCGGTAAACCTAACGTTTGGCTCTGGTACATTCACCGCAACGTTCCCTTCCGTGACGGCAGGCCGTTATTCGCTAAGCTTTTCTGTCGCTAATGCGTATTACAACATTGCGGGAACTAACCCGCTCGGCACTATTGATGTTGTCGGACCACAAGCACTCAGCTTAGTGCAGGATGATGTAACTCCTGGGCAGATTCTTACGATTCATGGTACTGTGCAAAATGCCACGTCTGGTCAGTTGATTGTCCCTGCATCTGTAAGTAATCCGGGTGTCGCAAGTCCAAGTGTTGCTGTAACTATCAATACGAGCGTTACACCGAACACGTTTACAGTCTCTACAGGGTTGGCTCCGGGAACCTATGACGCACCTATCCTGTTATTTACAGGTCCGGGCGGAACTAGCTTACCGCAATCTGGCACGCAAGGTGTCGTGGTAGTTGGCCCGAGGGCACTGACAGTTGTTCAAGACCCTGTGGACGGGCAAACACTCACAATCCACGGTACGGTTGAAAAAGCGACGGCAGGTCAACTTGTAGTCCCTGCGGATGCAACAAATCCTAATGGTGCAATTACTCAAACAGTAGCTGTAACTATCGACACCACAGTGACGCCAAACACATACACTGTAAGCGTCGATCTTCCTGGCGGTAATTATGATGCACCTATCCTAACCTTCTCCAATTATCTTGGGTCGAGTCAGCCCCAACTTGGCACATCGGCTGTTTCGATTATGGCGATTAGTGGATATCCGCAAGCGCCTATGCCTGACACAACGGTAGCTGCTGATACGACTCCTCCTGTGATGGTTGGATCGCTCACAGTAACAGGTATAACGTCAAATGGGTACACAGTCTCTTGGCAAGCTGCTACGGATAATGCTAGTGTCGCAGGATACGAAATTGCAACTGACGGTGTAAACTATGCTCCTATCGGTAATGTTCTAACATACACCACGTCGTCTGCCAATCCGTCGTCTACGTATAACGTTAAAGTGCGGGCAGTTGATACGTCGTCAAACAAATCTGATCCACTCAACGCAATAGTCACAACTCTTGCAGCAGTAGATGCGACGCCTCCTGTAATGACTGGGGCGATTGCTGTAAGCAATGTTATTGCCACACAGTTTGATATTGCATGGCAGGCTGCTACGGACAACGTTGCTGTCTCCGGTTATGAGTATAGCCTGAATAGTGGGACGTGGGTAGATGTTGGAACTAACCTCACTACGTCAGTTGTAGGCGTTACTGCAAACACAACGTACACTGTGCAAGTACGGGCATACGACCCTTCTGGTAACAGGTCGGTTCCACTCAGCACAACAGTAAAAACTGCCAACTACGTTCAGTTTAACGGATTCACACCCTCTGTTGCTAGAACGATTAGCGTCAAGTCGCTTCCCCCGTTATTCACAGGTGGCAAGTGGTGGACACTGACAGATATTAAACGTCCTCGTGGCCTTAAAGACCCGGATGCAATTATCGATATTACGTTCGATTGGACAGACTGGCTTGCAGATATTGGCGGCCCTACAGTGTCGGCGGTTACGTTTACTCTGAATGGTTTGAGCAGCGTGGGCACATTCTCTGACGGAGATAAAACTACAGTGTTTGTTGCAGGCGGAACGGCTGGCAGTAGCGCAGCAGTATCATGCATGATTACAACCTACACAAACCCTCCACGGACAGATCAACGTACCGTGTATATCGACATTGCGGAGGAATGATGAAATCTTGTTCTGTTATTGTTCTCAACGAAGCATTGGACAAGAACGATGTTACGTTTGCTGCAAAGCCTCGTGTAGAACTTAAAGCCGTCCCGTACGGCTTGTTCAAGAAGCAAATCGTTCGGACTCAAGCTGAAGTTGGACAAGAGGCGTTTGCCATGTTTGAGGCACCTACAAACCTCCCTGCGGAAATCGCGGGGATGGCTTTCTTCTTGACAGTTTCCAATACTGCTGGAGTGGTGTTTGAAGTCAAGGGAAAGGTTAGTGCGGATGTCAAAGGCTTTGTATCTTTCAAGATGAAACCGCTTGATGTTGGTTTCTACTCGTACTCTGTTGCTGTACGTTCTGACGGATATTCTCAAACGATTCTTGAAGGGACGTACGTTGTTCAGGCTTAAAATTGACAAGATTGTTAGCTGGTGCTATAATTCTGATCTATAAGGGAGATGTATGGGAAGCTTCGCTGATTCTCTCAAGTCTAACATTCAACGTGTTCAACAAGAAGTTAACACCAAGATTAACTTTGTTGCTTACACTCTGTTCTACAAAATCGTAAACAACTCTCCTCATGTTGGCGATGGTCCATATGTTGCAGGGCATTTCGTTGCTAACTGGTGGCCTGCTGTTAATTCTTACGACACGTCCATCACATCTGCTACGAGTGACGGTGGAGACAGTTTAGCCAGGATTGATAGTATTGTCAAGCAGTCGAGTGCGTTCTTTCAGAAGGATGGCTTCGTAAGCTTGTCTAACAATCTTAACTATGCATTCCGTGTCGAGTACGCTGCTTGGCCTGCTGGTAAAGACCCTGTCAGCGGTTGGACGTGGACAGGCTTGCGGAGGTACTACGCCCCTGTGGCTGTCAGTTTCGTTAATATGAAGGGTCTTATCTAATGAACATTCGTCAAGAAGTGGAAGTTGCGCTTAGGGCGTATGCTACAGACAAGAACATTCCTATTGCTGTAGAGGGAGTTCCTTTCACGAAGCCTTCTTCGGGCAATTGGATTGAGCTTGTATTCTTGGGGTCTAATACGATGAACCCAACGATTGATGGCTCAAGAATTCGTAAGACAGGTGTGTTTCAGATTAACTGTTACACGCCAAGCGGAAAGGGGATGAAAGCGCTTGATACACTCTCTGACGAGATTATTGCACTGTTCCCTTTCAACCAACGCGATTTGTTCCAAACCTTCTATGTTGAACAAACACCTAATGCTAGTCAGGCAATGATTGATGCGGCGTTCTTGTGGTGTGCTGTGAGGGTGAAATATAGGCAGGAGATGTAAGAATCTTATAACCTGCAATTTTTAGTAAATTTAATAAACAAAGGAAATAAAATGTCTGGCTCTCTTGCTATTTCGGCAGCAACAACTTCTATTAGTATCTCTACCGCCCTCCCTGCAACATACGATGCAACTGGTTTTGCAGCTTGCACATGGATTCCTATTGCAGAGGTCAGCCAATTAGGCGTATTTGGGGGTAAGGCCACGATTATCAAACATATCCCTATCGACGTTGCGAACGTTGTGAAGCGCGCTGGGAGTGTGGATTATGGTACAATCTCGATGACTCTTGCAAAACACGCAGGTACAGATTATACTGCACTGCAATCTGCTTTTGCATCGCGCGCTCCGGCTGCATTCAAGGTGCAGTATCCGGGAACACTTGGAAAAGATTATTTTTCCGGGATTGTCACATCGTTGCAGGTCAACGTGGGTACAGCAGACAAGATTCTTGAAAACACTATCGATATTGAACTCGATAACGCAATCGTTAGCGGGTCGTAATAAATAAGGGCTTCGGCCCTTTGTAGGGATACGTTGTGAAACGCTCCCTGCGAAATGCAACAAGAGACAAGGGACTTCATATCCCCTCTCTTAGCATTCTTAAGACCATTGAGAATATTAAGAAAGAGGATTATGGCCTTAACACAAGAAGAATTCATCAAACGCAGTACTGATATACACAATAATTTTTACGACTATTCCGTAACAATATTCAAGAAAGTGTACGAGGACGTAGAAATAATTTGTCCCGTCCATGGTGTGTTCTCACAACTCGCTAGGAGGCATTTGATGGGCAAGGGTTGCCATGCATGCGGGTTAATAACAATAGGCAGAATGGGGCAGCAAAGAGCCGCTGAAAAGTTTGTACGAGAAGCATCTAGCATGCCGCAACATGCTGGTAAGGGTTATTCGTACGAAAAGACTGTGTATGTAAAATCAAAAGAAAAAGTAGTTATTACGTGCCCCGCACATGGCGATTTTAGCATTACTCCCCATAGCCATTTGCAAGGTCAGGGGTGCAGTAAGTGCGCAAATGAGCGCAGAACTAAACACACGTTTAAATCTGTAGCAGAATCAGTCTTTTATGAGCTTGAAAACGGATTTACTCCTTATAAACCTGGCGTGCTGTACATTTTGAAATGTGGAAATGTCGTCAAGATTGGCATATCCAATAATGACCCCCGCTATCGCAGCGAGAGTGCTTCAAAGACATCCGGTTATGATTTCAAAGTGAGGACAGTCTACATGTTTGACAGTGGCCGTATCGCACAAATTGTGGAAACTGAAATTCTCAGGCTGTTAAGAAAGATGTACAAACAACCTTTGCATAAATTCGACGGATACACAGAGACGTTTTTAGATGTAGATATGCCACATCTGCTACACAGTCTTGAGACTATTCTTTCTGTAATCGAAGGGCAAAATAGCCCTAACCCCGCTTCACAAGAAGCATAATATAAATAAAGGAACTCTACCATGACTTTTGAACTTAATTCGCTAGCCCTCTCGGAAGAAACTACTGTACAGCTTCTGCACCCTGTCACTGAAGCCCCTCTGTTCGCACCTGTAGGAAAAGGTGAAGACCCTGAGTCGAAACCTGTACAAGTAACCGTCAAAGGCACTGCTTCGCAAGCGTATCGTAAAGCTGTTGACACTATGATGAAGCGCGCTGCTAAGCGAGGCAAGCGTGAAGCGACGCCTGAAGAAGTTCGTGAACAGAGTGTTGACTTCCTCGTCGCTCTTTCGGTTAAAATTGACAACATGACTCTTGACGGTGAACCTGTCGATAATGCAGATGCGTTCCGTAAGATGTACTCTGATGCACGGTACGACTGGGTGAAAGACCAAGTTAACAATGCTATTTCGAGCGTTGAAGGTTTTTTGGCTCGGTAACGAGTGTCCTGACGCTATATTGCCGTCAGTTGGCATTCTTGGGAGCAATACCTGACAAAAGCAAAAAAAGCCGTATCGAGCAAGCCCAAGGGACTTCCTTGGGTGAGCGTGATGAAGACGGCAACTTAATCAAAGCGATAGCAGAGATTCAATTGCCCCCTGTCCCAGCGGAGCTTGAGTATTTGCTATCGCTTTATTTTCTTTCCGGGCAGTGCATTCATACAGGAATGAGCATCACGCCTTTAACCTGGGTCGAGATTGAAGCATTTATCAGAGTTAACAAACTCAAGCTCATGTTGTGGGAAGTGGAGCTTATTAAGAAAATGTCTGAAGCGTATTGTGCAGAGTCTCACAAGGCTACAGACCCTCAGCGCCCTCCTCCTTATAAAGAGGTGAAGGAAGACGACGAAATCGATAAGATCGCTGCTGCTATGAGAATGAGAGAGCAGATGCAACTTTTGAAAGGGAATAGAAATGGCTCTTGAGGCATCCAGCCTAACAATCACCGTAGTCAGTCAAGGAATTCAGGATGCTACGAAAGCACTCAACGACCTCGCCTCTGCTGGCGAGGCTGCGGAGAATAAAACTTCTAACATTGGCAGTAGCACGAAATCTTCTGGTGACGCTGCTAAGAAAGCAGCAGAGGGTTTTTCTGCCCTGACGCAAACTGTCAATAACGCTGTTGCCTCGCAAGATGCCTCAGCAGCGACCCTAAAGAAAATCCAATCTCAAATTGAGAAGATGGACTACTCCAACTGGATTACCTCCGGCAAGCAAGCCGCTGCTGTACAGCGACAGATTGAGCAAGCCGACTACGATGGCTGGGTACAGCGTGGCAAAACTCAAAAGCAAGCCGAAGAGTTTATCACAACGCTGAAACGTCAAGCCGATACTGTTGGTATGACAACAAAAGAACTCCGCGAGTACAACGCTGAAATTCTTAGAAGTCGTGCTGCACAGTTGGGTGTGTCTGGTCAAGCCGATGAGTACATTAACAAACTTAAAGGTGCAAAAGGTGCCCACGAAGGGTTGAGCCTTGCTACGGCAGGCACATCTCGCGAACTGCTCGTGCTGACACACGAACTTGCCACAGGCCAGCTTAACCGCTTTTACGGCTCTCTGCTAGTCCTCGGTGAACGTATGAACGTTATGCCTCCTATCTGGAAAGCACTCGGCACTGCTGCTGAAGGTATGGGCGTTTCGTTTGGTGTTCTCCTTGGTGGCATTGTCGCTGTTGGTGTTGCTCTTGGCGTTGCAATCATGACCTACAGCAAGAGTGCCACAGCCCTCAAAGATATGAACAAAGAACTTGTTCTGACGGGGGGTTATGCAGGCGCAACAGGCGACGCCCTCTACTCTATGGCTAACCAAATCGGTGCAGCCTACGGCGAGTTCGGCAAAGCCCGTGAAGCAGTTATTGCTCTGACAGCTACTGGTAAGTTCACAGTAGATCAAATCAATCTGATCGCTGAAGCTGCTGTCGGCATGGCTAAGTATGCAGGTGTTTCAGTTGAGAAAACTGCTGCTGCATTTGAAAAGCTTGCTGGCAATCCTTTGAAGATTACTGACAAGGGTTTCAAAGATGTGTCTAACGCAGCTATGCAGCTTGACGAGCAGATGCACTTCCTTGAGCCTACAGTGCTTGCACATATCATGCATCTTGAGCGCCAAGGCGAACATGCTTCAGCATCTCGTGTTGCTATTGCAGCCCTCGCAGAAGAAGAGAAGAAACGTGCAGATGAATTGAAAGCGCAATTGACACCTCTTGGATCGTTGCTGGACTCTCTGGCACAGAAAGCTTCTAATTTCTGGAATAACTTGCTACATAAAGGCAGTATGACAGATCAGATTGAAAAAGCTAAAGAAGATTTGCAGCATGCCAGAGACAATGGTGTTGGCCCCACTCGCATAAAAGAGTTGGAAAACGAATTGGCAGCGTTGCAGAACAAGGTTATTCAAGACAACTACGATGCTGCTGAACAGGGTCACAAGAAGACAATGGATCGGCTGGCTAATGAGCAGTTGACCTACATGCGCAACTTGATGGAACGCTCTAAGGGCGAAGAGAATCTTCAACAGCGTCTTGCTCGTTTTGACAACATCATTGCGCAACAGCGTGAGAAGGCTAAGAATGATCCGGCGTTTGCTGCAATGGCTAAGGACTTTCTGTCTGACGACGCGGTTGCACAGATGCGCAAACAAGTTGAGCGAGACAGTATCAAAGCTGCTCCTAAGCCTCATACAGAAGGTTTATCGAATCTGGATAAAGTTATTAGCCAGATTAACGAAGAATACGAAGTTCAAAAGCGTGGTGTTGATAATCAAATCAAGCTGATTGACTTCAAAAACAAGTACGGCTTGAAATCTGATGAAGATACACAGAGCGAGAAAGAAGACCTTCTCGACAAGGCTATGAATCTTGAAAAAGATCATCTTGAGAAAGCCCTGAAGGAGATTGACAATTTCCACTCCAAAGATGTTCGCTTGATGAATGACGCTGCAACAAAGAAGGCGAACATCAAGAAGCAGCTCGACAAGGTAATGAGCGACATTCAGTTGAAGCAAGACGAGAACGCTCTTGTACCCGATGTCAATTTCGCAGCGGATCAGGCCAAACAGCAGAAAGAGCAAGATCAAATCCTAAAACAAATTGAGCGTCAAACAAAAGCTGTTCAGGCTCAAGTGGATGCCTATAACAAGCTACCTGATGCTGTTAAAGCTGTCGGTGTGCGTCAGAAGGAAATGGCAAGCGAAGTTGAACAAGCTAAGATTGATTCTCTGCAAGTTGAGAAAGACTCTCTGCAAAGTAATGATCTGATTGAGCAGGCGATGAACAAACGTCGAATTGACCAGATTGACAAAGAGATCGCTGCCCGTAAAGCTCTGAAAGCTGTTGACGTTGCCAAAGAAGCTAACGACAAACAGAACAACACAGCACTCAACCGTTCCTCCGCCCTTACCAAAATCGCCACAGAGCAAGTGAAGATGTGGAAAGACACTGGCAACGAGATTGAACGTGCTTTGACAAGCGCTTTCGGCAATGCTGGTGCTGCTGCTGGCAAGATGTTCAAATCGTTCGCTGAAGGGCAAGCTTCCCAAGCGGAAATTCTTGACAAAATTCGTGTTGTCAAAGAAAAAGATGGCTTGACAGAGTACGAGCGTCAGAAACAAATCAATGATCTGCAATTGCAAGGCGCACAAAGCCAAATTGGTTCCTATGCCGGCATGGCAGACGCAGCTTCGATGTTCTTTGAAAAAGGCTCGACAGGCTATCAAGCAATGGCTAAAGCTGCGCAAATCTTGCACACAGCAGAAGTTGCGCTTAGTGTCATCAAAGGTGTCAACGCAATCCTGACACAAGGTGAAGGCGATCCTTACACGGCATTTGCACGTATGGCTGCAATGACAGCAATCGTGGCAGGGCTTGGTGTTGCAATCTCGGGTGGCGGTCATGGGGGAGGATTCTCTGCCGCTGACCAACAGCGTATTCAAGGCACTGGAACAGTTCTCGGTTCTCCGACAATCACTGACGGCACAAAAGTTATCCTTGCGGGTGAGAAAAGCAATTCGATTGAGAACTCTCTGAAGATCGCAGAGAAGAATTCAGGTCTTGGCTTGGCTGTACAGAACGATATGTTGATTGCGTTGCAGCAGTTGAATAACAATATCACTAGCTTCGCGGAGCAACTGGTACGAAACACTGACTTGTCGAATCCGAATATCAACCTGAATAGCAATAATGGCTTCGGCAAAACTGCTGTCACCACAACTTTAGTATCTGCTGCGACCGCAATCCTTGGACCTATTGCTGGAATTACCACTTACATTGCAACAAAGATTCCAGTTATTGGAAACTTGCTTGGCAAACTTGGCACAAGTATTTTTGGTGGCAAACAGTCGTTGGATGACTCTGGCTTCACTATTGGTAAGACTAACCTGGGCAACGTGATGACAGGTGGACTTAATGCGCAATCTTACGCGAACATCACAACATCTGGCGGTTGGTTCAGCAGTGACAAGCATGAGACTAAACTTTCTTCACTGGGGAAAGACACAAACGATCAGATTTCGCAAGTAATCTTGAGCATGTCTGACACCCTCAAAGTCGCCGCAAAAGGTCTTGGAATCGATGGAGATGCCTTCAACAATAAACTGAAAGGCTTTGTCATCGACATCGGCAAAGTGAGTTTCAAAGGTATGTCTGGAGACGAGATTCAAAAGACTCTTCAGAATGTCTTTTCCAAGCTTGGCGATCAGATGGCTCAATACGCATTCTCCGATCTTCAGAAGTATCAAAAGATTGGCGAAGGGTTGATGGAAACAGTTGTTCGTGTGGCAAATGACTTACAGCAGTTCAACGACGTGATGAAAGTGCTTGGACGTTCTGTCCCGCAAGCGGCTTACGGAATTGCTCAAGCCGAAAAGCTCGTTGAAAGTTTTGGTAGCTCTGATGCTTTGACGAAAGCTGTCAAATCGTACGAAGATGCAATCTACACAGATAATGAAAAGCTCGCCCCTGTGATTAAGTCTGTTCAGGATTCGCTTGCTTCCATGGGTCTGTCCAGCATCAAGACGAAAGAAGACTTCAAGCTAGTTGTTGATAGCCTTGATCTGACATCTGATGCTGGCATTGCACTGTTTAATAAGCTGATGACCCTTGCCCCTACATTTGGTACAGCAATTGATGGGCTTTCCAAAGCTAATCAAACTACCAAAGATTCGATGCAGAGTGTTATCGACAAGCTGAAGCAATTCTCTGACAACATCAAGAAGTTCCGTGATGGGTTGGTGTTGAGTGCAAACTCTCCATTCACTCCTGCACAGAAGCTTGCAGATGCTGCTAGTCAGTTTGAGAACACAATCACCAAGGCAATGAAGGGGGATAGTAACGCTCAAGGTGAAGTGACCAATATCGCTCAGTCGTATTTGGATGCTGCTCGCACGATGTTTGCCAGTAGCGACGCTTACACAGAAGTATTTAATAAAGTGGAAGCTGAATTGGCTAAGGTGCAAGGGTTTGCTGATAATGGTGTCTCCGACACGCAGAAGCAACTGAACACCATGAACGATCAGTTGACAAGCTTGAATACTTTGAATGGCACCGCATCGGATATTCTCGCGAGCCTTAATAACTTGGTGAATGGTACTGCTCCTGCTACCACAGCTACGAGCAATGAAGCAACTAATGCAGAACTGTTGCAAACTCTAAAAACTATTGTTGGAACTCTCCAGCAAAGCGATCAGAACAACGTCGATGCTCTTAGCCGTGCTGCTGCTGCCACTTACGATGGTCATGCAACCACTACGGACGTTCTCAAGAACGGACTTAAGGCGCTTGCCAAGGATGCTAGAAACTCTGGTGCTCTGTACCACAAAGTAGAACGATAAGAAAGGAAATGATACATGGTAGACTTTACTGCTTGGCTCAGTAATCCTACCGCTTCTCGTATTGTGTTAGTTGAGGTGAATGTGAAGAGCAACGGACAGGAAACTGTCCGTTTTCTCTCCACACGGCCTTACGTTACCTCTCCTACAGATATTCCCGCTAACCAGTATTACGATCCAATCGTCGTAGAAGGTATTCAATACACTGAAGTGTTGGATATCGCTGGTACTGGCGGGATGTCTGGTGGGGACATCAGCGTAGCCAACTACAATGGAGAGCGGGATGGCTGGCTTGATGATGTGTGGGACAATCGAAGCATCAAAGCTTGGATTGGCGATCCTTCGTGGGCTAGAAGTGATTTCCAACTTATCTTCAACGGCATTGTTGCAACGCTCCACAGCAACTCTCGGGACACGCTAACGCTTGTTCTTCGCGACAAGCTTCAACAATTGAATGCTCCGGTAACGGATCAGAAGATTGGTGGCACTGGCACGAACAAGGATAATGTTGTAAGCCTTACGTTTGGTGAAGCGCATAATGTCACACCACAGCTTTCTGATGCCTCTTTGCTGAAGTATCAAGTGCACAATGGTCCGATTGAGGGCATCTTGGAAGTGCGGGATAACGGGCAGCCTGTCAGCGTGAGTGTTGATACCACAACAGGAACTTTCAGGCTTAATCAAGCTTCGGCTGGTGAAATTACTGTGTCAGTACAAGGGGATAAGAACTCTACGTACAACAATACAATCTCCACAGTTATTCAACGTCTCGTTACAGGGTTTGGTAACTCCCTTTCACGCTTCACTTCTGCTGATTTAGATATAGCTAATCTTGCAGCATTTGATACGCAATGTCCGCAACCAATAGGTATCTTTGCAGACGGGAATACAAATCTTCTGACGCTTTGCCAAGATATTGCAGCTAGCGTAGATGCACGCCTTGTGATGTCTCGTGCAGGGCTTTTGCGTCTTATTCAAGTTAGTGTTCCCGGCTCTGGAACGGCTGTCCCTATTGGGCCTGCTCAGATTCTTGAGAAGTCGTTGGTCATCCAAGACAGGCCGCTTGTTAAAGCTGCTGTGACACTCGGATTTGACAAAAACTGGACTGTGCAGGATAATCTTCTTACGGGAATTCCCGACGCACATAAGACGATGTTTGCCACAGAATGGCTGACATCAACGTCTACAAACCTGCAAGCCAAAGCTGATTACAAGCTTAACGACGCGCCTCCACAAACTGACACAATGCTTAAGCGGCGCACTGACGCTGATGCTGAAGCTAATCGTCGTGTTGCTGTCTGGAGTGTCCCACGCACAGTGTTCCAATTTGAAGGTACGGCTGATTTGATTGGCTCGCTATCTCTTGGCTGTGCTGCAACGCTTACGCATCCTCGTTTTGGTTTGTCGGCAGGTAAGACAGGTACGATTGTTTCTCTTTCTCCTAATTGGTTCAAAGGCACAATCACTGTACAGATTTTAATTTAAAGGATAATAAATGGCAACAGTAATTGGGGATCGTGACGTACTGCTGTTGGGCAGTTCGCAGCGTGCGCTTAATCCGCTCAACTCAGGAATTCTCCTGACGACAAGCGCTCCAGCATTTAAAGTTGATACGAGTGGTAATCCGCTTCCTTCCTCGATTACTGTTAAAGCCAGCTTGATCGGTATTACAGGATTTGTCAATTTCAGTGCCACAGGTGCTACTGTTACCGATCATGGCGATAACACTGCAACACTTGCATACTCGTCACTGACAGGTGCTTCGTGCACTGTGACAGCTAACATCACTGTAAATGGTCAAGCGTTTACTAGCAGCGTCACTCTTGCTAAAGTTACCGACGGGGCATCCGGCACTTCAGGCACAAGCGGTAATCAATATGCGACAGCTTACTTGTATCAGTGGGCACCAAGCACTCCTGCGCTTCCCACTGGAACGTCGGGCTACACTTGGTCCACTGGAGTAAACAGTACATATTCTGCTTCGGATGGTTGGAGTACCACTGTACCTGCTAATCCCGGTACGCCTGGATTGAAATTGTATGTAGCGAGCACACAAGTTACGGCCAGCGCTGGCACAACTTCTACAGTGGTTTCTTACTCCACTGCATCTGTACAAGCATGGACGCAGAACGGAGCCAATGGTACGAACGGAACTAATGGCACAAATGGTGCAAACGGAGTCCAATCTGTAAATGCACGAGTTTATCAATGGGCTGCGACTATTCCTGCCGCCCCTGCTGGTTCACCAACGTACACATGGAGCAACGGCAACATCAGCGTTATTCCTTCTGGATGGTCTTCCACACCCGGAACTGCGCCATCTCAAGGCATGACATTGTGGGCCGCTCAAGTGTTTGTCACAGATACAGCAACGGCCACTCAGACAACATTTAATTGGTCTAACAGTGCTGTTGTTGCTGTTGGTTATTCTGGCTCTAATGGCGCTGCTGGCGCTTCTGGAGCTTCTTACGTCACAGCCTATTGCGCGTCGTCCACAGGAACCACTAGCACTGCTCCTGCACAAACAACTGGCAAGACAAGCCTGCCTGCTACCAATGATGGTGGCATCGCAGGAACGTGGGCTGCAACGGTTCCTACTTTGTCTACAGGGCAATACCTCTATCAGTCTGACGGTATTTATGATCCGAGTACGAATAAGGTCACTTGGTCGATTCCTTATTGGTCGTCGCTGAAGGTTGGCAGTTTGTCGGCTGTGTCGGCTAATACTGGCAGACTTACGGTTAGCGATGTTATTTCGGATGCTGGTGGTAATTGGTCGCTCGACAGCAACGGACACATGATTGCCAAATCAATTGATTTGCAAGACAGTGCAGGAAATACTTTCTTGTCTGCGGGTGTTCCGTTACCAGCCTCGCATTTTGGCGGCACGCTCGGCGGCGACAACCTGATGAACAACAGCAGCTTCGAGGTACAAGACTCCTCAAATGTACCTCTAGGCTACCGGGTCTATAACAATGGTGGGTCGGCCAGCGTGTCGTATTTGATTGTACCCGGTCGCACTGGCGGAAAAGCGTTTGCTATTCGTGCGACCGCAACAAGTAGCACAACGTTCGGTCTTACATCAAGCAATCTGTATGCCGATCCTGGGGTAACTGGCGGTATTCAAGGCGGCTGGCAACCGAACAAGACCTACATCGTTTCGTTCAAGGCTAAGAAGGTCAATGGCGCCAACATGAACACCATGTGGCTCCAGTGGAATACCGCGCCCGCCACAGCGACTTGGGTGACCCGTCCAAACCTCACGACAAGCTGGCAGACCTACACCGCTCGGATCACATGGGGCTCTTCAGTAGAATCTCAAGGGCAGTTGTATCTGGATACAATCAACGGCGTTGGGCCTGTTGTCTCTGGTGACGAATTCTGGATTGACGAATTAATTATCCAAGAGGGCGACGTTTATTCCGAGTGGTTCCAAAGCTCCCGCGAAGCCAAAGCGACGGCGGACAGCGCTATTAACACACTCAATACGATCGCAGACGACAATACGTTATCTAAGGGTGAGAAGTCTGCTGCAATCGCCGCATGGAACGCTGCGGACGCTGAATGGAATACACTTCTAACGCAAGCTGACTCGCTCGGCGTAGACAGAAGCGCTTATAACACTGCACACCAGAACCTCTCCAACTACCTGCTGTCGATCAGTCCTTCGTGGTCGGACACAACAACAGACTCGCCGATTGTGGGATCGACGTGGCGTAGCAATTGGACTTCGTATTACAATGAGAAGCAGAAGCTTATTAATGCGCTGGCAGCAAAGGCGTCAACTTTGTCTACGTGGAACGGCGTGAGCGGCGCAGGTAAACCGCAGGATAACGCGACGAACGGCAATGTCATCAACGGCGACCCGAATTTCGTGAATGCCTCGCTTTGGACGGTTTGGCAGAACACGAGTAATGCGAACATTCAGTTCAACTACGCTGCCAACGCACCGGGGCAAACGGCGCCGACGTGCGTTCTGCCGACCAATCCGGCCGGCACGGGCAACGCCGAAGTGTGGCTACTGGAGAACAAGCGCTATCCGATCAGCGCAGCCAAAACGTACCGCCTGGCTGCTTACATTTACAGCAGCAGCGGCAACGACCGCATGTTCTATCTGGCCGTCGATTTCTATGACGTCAGCGGAAATCGGCTCGGCACTAGCTGGGGCGGTACGTGGTCGGGTTACCCGGTAAGCGGCGTCCCAACTTCGAACAGCACGTTCAACCGATACAAGGGTGATTTCGGCGCCAATACGTCGTACGCCATTCCTGCCGGTGCGGTTACGTGCAGCGTGGGCATCATCCTGAACTACAATCCGAGTGGATATAACGGTGGCGTGATGGCGGCACAAGGCTTCGTGTTCACCGACATCACGGACGGCGCAACAATTGGTTTAAATCTTGGTGGACAATTCACCTCGTCCAACGCTTCCACATACATTGCTAACGCTGCAATCCAATCAGCAATGATTAACGATCTGCGCACAAGCAATTACGCAGAAGATGGAAGCGGTAATCCTACTTCTGGTGCGAAGATGGCATCCGGTGGGACAGCTATGAAGGTTGCCTCGGATAACCTGCAAATTGGCTCGCGGGTATTTACGGATTATTGGTTCCGTCTGCTGCAAGGCATTGATGGTAGCTATTCTGTTGGCAGGGTTATCTGGCGTGGTAACAATGATGTATCGACGCGCGGCGGTGCGCCGAACATCAACTGCCTTTCCATGACTTCACAAATGTCGCTGAATTCGAATTCGCGACAGATTGCTATATTCGGCTACACGTTGACGCCTACCAGCTACAACAGCTATACGGACAATCTCGACGCAATGTCTCAGATTCATGTTCAGCTTTTCGACAATGCGACCGACGCCAGCCCAGCATCTGAAGCTTATGAAGTATGTAATTCTCGTACCTACGATGGCAATGCGGGCGCGGTTCGTGGCACTGTTATTTGCTGGAAGTTGAGCCCATATGAAACCGTGTACGGGTACGCCGGATATGTTCGTGCTCGCATATCCAACAGCTACGGGTGGTCGGCGACAAAGGACTTTGGCCCAGCTACAAGCTTTGGCGGCACTCTCCCAAATGCGACTATTACAGGCACTGGTGGTTCGTCTGGTGGTGGTTCGGGCGGTACGTCAGGCGGCGGCGGCGGTGCATGCCCTGCCCCATGGGTCAAAGTGAAGCTGGTTAATGGCAAAGAAGTCAATGCTAGCGAATTGCATAATGGTGCTCGTGTTATGGCTGTTGATGACAACACGATGGAATCACTTCCTAACGGTGGTGTTCTGCGCGATGTTCACACAATTTGGTCTAAACGGTATCGCTTGAAGTTGACAAATGGTGAGGCTACGGAGTGGAGTGCTAATCACCGCTTCGCTGTCGTTGATCGTGGCTGGGTTAATATTCAAAATCTTCGTCCGGGCGATCATATCATGGGTTTGAAAGAATGTACCGTCGAGAGTGTGCTGTTTGTTGGTGAAGGTGAAGTTGTGTCCTACCGAGTAGAAGGCGCAGGTACGTATTTTGCTGGAAACATGCTCTGCCATAACCTGAAAACTCCCAGCTAATTAAAAAGGAAAATATGAGTAATATTGATATCCAGACAGCGCTTGCTAATGAAGCTCGTCGCCAAGAACTTCGCTCTAGCATCGCAGAACTAAAGGGCCGCATGGACGCAACAGCCTCGGCTGTGCAGCGGCTTAACAGTGTTAATAGCGATAGCCAAATTGCTCTCACGGAGAAGCAGGCTGAACTGGCGGCTCTGGAAGCCGGTGCTGGTCCAGGCATTACAGCCGATTACGGCCCTAAGTCTACAATCACACAATTGATTGAGAAGGAGCGGTTTGCTGCCAAGTCTGCCACGATAGATTTTGTTAAAGCTAATCCTGCTTGCACTGAAGCTGATGCCGCCGCTGCTTGGAATCAGGCAGCTTTAGCAAGTCATCCAGAGTTTGCATCTGTTATTCAGGATGGGATGATTATGTCTGCTCTGTATCGTGGGAACATGGTGGCTGCTGGGCTTATCACAGAAAACACTTGGGAAGCCCATCGTCAATTCATTCTCAATACACCAGTTGACACATTGAATACGCTGTGATGATTTTTGACTAAAAGCAATTCCAATGTTATAATCCTTAACATTGTTATTAGAGGATATTGAATGTCTAATCTACGAGTAATTTATAATAATGCGGCAGACAGGGCAACACTATCCTCTTCTGCCACAGCTTCGGGGTTGTCTGTCTCCAATCTTCTTACAGATGTTAAGTCGAAAGTTTGCAGAAGTACAGGCAAGACACTCACTATCACTGCCACATGGGCTAGTGCTGAACTGATTGATGGAATTGTATTGGCTTTCACCAACGGCACCCCAACAGCAACAATGGAAGTGGTGCTGTACACCAACTCTGCTGACACCGCTCCTGTGTATGACTCTGGCGCTGTTACGTGCTGCCCTCAACAAGCTGGTGCGTGGGCTACAGGCACAGGAGTTAACAGCTTTGCGTATGGTGGTGGTGTGTACGCTCGCGTGTGGCTCCCTAGTAAGATTAGCGCACAGAAGGCTGTCATCACGATTACAGACAATGATAACACATCGAGCTACTTTGAAGCAAGCCGATTGATTATTGGCTCTAGTTGGAATCCTTCTGTTGTGGATGTACAAGGCACTACGTTGCAGGTTGTAGATACGAGTACTCACACACGGACAGATGCAGGAGACTTGTACACGTATGTTGGCACAAAGCACCGTAAGCAGGCTATCAATCTTCCTAGTATTGAGACAGCTTCGCGTAAGCAGCTTTGGGATATTATGTTTGGAAATGGGCTGTCAAAGCCAATCTTCTTGAGTTTGTATCCCAACAATTCTGACGCTAATACAGAGGCTGCACATATGATCTATGGGAAGCTTGTGACTACGCCGTCGATGCAAACCCCATACTTTTCATATTTCTCTGCCACTGTTGAGATTGAGGAGGTATGACATGAAATGGGAAGATGCCAAGAAGATTATAAAATCCGGCGACATCGTAGCATGTTCTCACCAACCTTGGGCAACAATTTCAGATATCCAATCTCACATAGTTCGTATTGTAACCCAATCAGAATATAGCCACGTCGCAGTGGCATGGCTTCCTCCTGACGGCGATCCACACGTAATTGAAGCTGTTGTACCTTGTGTGACACTATCTCCGTTGGAACGGTATCTGGATTACGGATTCTTCTTGATCCAAATTCCAGACAAGCCAATGACTCAAGAAGAGGAATCTTACGGGATGTCTAAGCTTGGGGAAGAGTACAGTAAGCTTGAGGCCATCGAAGGGCAGTTTGATTTACTAGCAATCGGCGGGTCTGATCGTTGGGAGTGTGCGGAGCTAACAATCTGCATGCGAAGACTATCAGGGCTTGAGCTTGGAGCCAAAGCAACACCAGCAGCAGTAGTACAGCGCGCCCTTTCTTTGGGCTACTCAATGCAGTTCATCGAAAGGTAGATATGGATTTTAATATGCTTCTAGGACCAGTGCAAGCCCTGTTGGGCGCCTTGTGCGCAGTGTTGTGGGCAAATCTTACAGAGACGAAGAAGAAGGCTGAGAAGGTGGAAAATGACTTGGCACAGTACAAAGTGCATGTAGCAGAAACGTACGCCTCTAGTACAGAGTTGAAAGAGGCGCTTCGAGACATCAACAAGGCATTTGAGGCTTATGGTACAAAACTTGACGCCCGCCTTGACCGTATCGATGAGCGTCTAAACAAGATGATTGAGCAGAGGGAATAGCATGGAAATCACACTTGCACAATTACAAGCCATCATGCCATATGCTAAGGACAAGGCAAGTGTGTTTCTTGGTCCGCTTAACGCAGCAATGAGTGAGTTTCAGATCAACACTCCGTTGCGTGTGGCGGCATTCTTGGCTCAGATAGGGCACGAGAGTGGGCAGCTTCAATATGTCAAGGAGTTGGCATCTGGAGAAGCATACGAAAAGAGACGTGACCTTGGTAACATTGAGCCGGGGTGGGGTATTCGCTTCAAAGGACGGGGACTGATTCAGGTAACGGGCTACTACAACTATTGCGCAGCAATGGTAAAGCTTGACTTGGATTGTGTGACACATCCCGAGCTATTAGAACAACCTATCAATGCTGCTAGGGTTAGCGCGTGGTGGTGGGCTGACAGAGGGTTGAGTCAATTGGCTGATGCAGGAACTGAAGACTCGTTCAAAACAATCACTAAACGAATTAATGGCGGGACGAACGGATGGGATGATCGTCTTGCACTATACAAAAAGGCAAGAGAGGTGTTGGGATGTTAAATCTTACAAAAATGAAAGCTGTGTGGGAAGTGTTTCAAGCTGGAAAGTCTGTGGCAGACCCGAAGGCTTGGAAGATGCATCAAGTGTCCGCGAACGCCATTGCAGCTTTGCTGTTCGCTATTGTACAACTTGCCAAGGCTTGCGGCTATGATTTCGGAATTGATATGCAGACTTGTGCTGACATTGCTATTGGCATCTTGGCTATCGCAAACGTCGGCCTCACCGTTGCCACAACCAAACACATTGGACTGCCCGCGACAACCGTACGAGAAGCCGAACAGACTCTGCCAAGCCCTGAACAGCCTGCCAAAGAAGAGTCCGCCCCAGTGCAAGTTGAAGACGCACCTCCTGTTCAACGAGGAAGCGTTCATTCGTCAATTGATGATGACGTACGAGCAAGAGCAATCCAGTGGGCCAGAGAGCATTCAGCCACAAACGGTTTGGCAAATGATGCGTGATAACCTGAAAGGTGTTGACTTGATTGTGCAATGCCGCATACAATAAAAGCGTGAAAGCCGTTCAGTGGCCTCCACGCTTTCCTTGGCACTTATGGTAGAGTGCGCTTCTTCGCCCCTTCACTTAATTGTGTTGGGGCATTTTTATTTTAAGCTGCTGCTTTTGCTTTCGGGAACGCTTGGATAGCGTTGTAGAACTCCACAGCAGCATTCACGATCTGCGTCACCAGTGCCAGAATGTTAGCAAAGGGGACAGGGCCATTAGCAGCCGTATAAATAGCTTGCACTGCTGCCAGCACAAACTTCAGCTTGTCAGCGCCGTTACCAGCGCCGAGAACGGCTTCAGCAGTTTTCACTTGATCCGTGATGACAGGGATCAGCGTAGCCGTCACTTTGTTGATGTACTGGATGTCGGCGATGATGTTGTCGATGTTCATTTGAAAGTTTCCTTAGATAAATTGGTAGAAATGCTTCGTTTGTGCTGCATGGCCTGATGGCTCTTGTTCTGTCTGATTCTGTGGAAATGTTCTGTTCCAGATCAGATGTTTGTAAGTGTATGCCTACATTTTATGTGCGTCAAGAAATATGTGTGAGGAATCACGCGCAATTACAACATCGTATACCTGATCTTTTAGTAATATTTCAAATTCTCACACTTGATTTGTAGCAACTTGCTTAATTGTCAACAGCCTTGCTCAGAGCATCCAAAGTTTCCGCCTCGGCAACGATGTCTTTGGTTTTTGCGTTGAAGCGGGCTTTCACGAACTTAGTGATGATCTTTTTATCAATCTTCAGTTCAGAAGCTGCCTCTTCCATAAGAGACTTGAAATCTTGTTTCTGATCGTCTAGTTCTGCCAGAACACCAATGCCACGTTGCAGAAAGCCTGCCAGCTTGGTTACATCAACAGTTCCGATATCGAGGGTAATT